TATGTGGTAGATCATATTGATAGGAATAGAGCCAATAACAAGCTATCTAACCTGCGATGCCTTACTCAGTCGGATAATGTATCCAGAACTTACGATGAAGCCTCTAGGAAGCCTTGGACGGCTAATATTAAGCAGCGCAAATTACCGGCTGATGCAGCACGGGAATGTTATGAGCTTAATCATGCTGGAATGACGTTCTCTGCTATATCTGACAAGTTAGGAATGACAAGGCAACAGCATCAAGACTAGCTAAGAAGTATTTAAAATCCCATATTATCCGATAGATTTTTTGTATTAGCCCGTATTTCTGAGCATTCAGGGCATATTTTGATTTTATTTTTTTCGATAGATTTGTAAAAANATATCAAAATATACTGGCATATTTTTACTTTGTGATACAAAGTGACTCATTTTAAAGCGATCTAAGACACGAAATGGTGCGCAGACATACAAACATACCACTTGTCATATTATCGCTCAACAGGCGCAATACAGGGCCAAAACAGGCGATTTTAGATAGTGTGGCGTGAAGACTTATAACTGTATGCGAATAAAATATTCTTATTAATGTAATTGACTAACTTTGTTTTTCAAAGTACTTTTCGGTCTATAAAAAAAAAGAACATGGAACAGTGGAATAATCACATATTGGAGAGTATTGCTCATAAGGCAGTTATTTTGCGGTTAAAAAAAAAGACAGGTCTGACGGAACGACAATATACCTATTTGTTGGGTATTTGGTATGTGAACACTGTTTTAGAAAAATTATGTACGGCTAATAACTTGTCCCCGCTTCGCGGGAGTGTATCGGCAGAGACATTGTATAAGTGTATAGGGAGATTGGTTGACTTGGGTTATTTAAAGCTGGTAGCAAAAAATGGTGTTAAGGCGCAAGCAGGCGCGAATGGTGTTACTTCTGGTATGTATTCCATTACGCCATTGGGGCGCAAAATTTGTGATCTGTATATTACCGAACAGGCCAGATTTAAGGGGATAGTTAAGGATAGAATGGATTTTGACAAATACGCCATGGCTAATACAGATTGGGACTGATTTATCCATGTTTAAAACCCTGGTTTACAGTATTTTATAAAATAATTGTAGATTTTTACAAAAATAATTGACTTGTTGTATTGTATAATCAAATTTAATTATTAGATTTGTGTCATGGTTGTGAGCAGGCAACGAACCTAAAAACTCACAACTCATTGAACCAATGATTATTAATGTAACAAATCAGAATGCAGCCCGCTATGACATTCTGGTGTCTCGCTACAACAAGCTTGTGAAATCCCGCAAATGTGTTCCCGATTACAAATTAGCCCAGTATTATGACGTCTTGGCCCTGATTTGTGCTGAAATCGGGGAACTGGTTAATCCTTTAAAAAGTAAATAGCAGTATAACAAAATCAGAATTTTTAAGAAGAAAAACAAATTTAAACAACACAAAAATGAAAAGCACAGACATTATATACACTATTGAAAATTCAGAAGTAACCGAAACAACAGTTGGAAGCTTCTTGTCAGAAAAAATGATACAGTTCACAACGCGAAAAGGTTGGGAAAGCAAATTTGACATTGTTCAAAAAGAAGACTACAAATCAGATATGCAGGAGATAACGATATATCAAATAATCGAGCGCACCAACCATTGTACATGGGTTCTTTTTGAAACCGAAGACGAAGCAGCAGCAGACGAATATTTCTGTGAATGGGCCCTAAATTATGGCCTTAATGACGATAACTCCAGCAACTATTTTTTTACAAAAGAAGAAGCCGATGATTCTTTAAAATCTGAATAATGGTTAACCTGTAATCTTTTAACAATCTCATAAAACTGATCTCTTAACCACTTAAAAACAAAATGTATGTACTTAGTAATTGAATGTTTTCCAGACGCCACAAACGCTGCCATTGTCACAAATGAGGACGGAATAACCAGAACATACTGGCAAATGAAAAAGCGATCGAAGAAATGAGGGCAGACAACCGCAAAAAAGAGATAGAATACATCGGTCAACTATGTGATAGCGAACTAATAAAAATCAATAAAGAGATTGCTGATTCGTTAACGGTTAAAATTGACGTAGAATCGGGTATTATAACTATTTTACGATTAGGGCAACCTCTCGAACTTAATGAGGGACACAATATATGGTTGGAAAAGGAAGACAATTATTTAATGACTGAAATCTGGATAGACGTCGAAATTGGCGGAAATGATTATATGATTAATCTATATAACCATTCCGAGGTTACACAACCTGACGATTATGGGGCTGATTTTTATAGGGTTGATCCAGAACTGGAAGACGAAGCCTTAGACCTTGATACAGCCGTTGAGATAGAAGATATTCGTTTCTCCAAAATAGGTTAACTGACGAGCTTTAAAATAAGCGAAACTGGATATTATTATCCAGTCTTAACCATAAAAAATAAGACAATGGTAGATCAATTTCAAATTTTACCGCTGGATATAAAAAATGAAACTACGGTATATCCTGTAAAAAATCAGGTTGTTATGGGTTATGATAAACTGATCCATGAATGGGCAAAGGTTCAATACAGTGAAACATATAACTGCTTTTTTGATTATCCATATACTGGCGCAACATATCCAATCGAGAGAATGAATATCTGGCAACCTTTAATCGAAGAAGAAATTTCAGAATACCAAGAACCAGAGTCAGAGTGCGAACACGAAAATAGAATGTTGATTGATTTCGAGACATTATATTTAGAATGTAATAATCCAGAAAATCCAGTTCCTGATATTATTTCTGGTACGTTTAGCTGTATGGATTGTGGCGAAACTTTTAACAAACAAGGGTTAATATCATGGGAGGAATAATTATGTTAGCCGAACTAATCATACAGGCCATGGCTGCAAATAGTGGTTGTGGATTTCAGCAGGACTTATTTGACAACAACCTTGTAAGGGTAGAATTCGAATGTAACAAGATAGGGCAAATAAGCTATTCTAACGGATTGTTTACCGCTGTATCGGACTTTATGCCACGGAACAGGAATAAATGCATCAATGGCACGTTTGAGGCTTCCTACAACTTCCTTAAGGCTTGCTACGCCAGAGAGAAAAGAGTAAACACTTCTAATACACAACAACTTCAATTAATATTTTAATCTCATGGCAAAGAAAACAGTTTACGCAGTATTTTATTTCACAACACAAAAAACAGATTTAATAAAATAACATGGAAACTTTTAAAGAAACTCTTATCAGGTTGGACGCCTGTTCCGATGCGATAAAATGGGCAGGCGATAAAACATTTGAAGAAGTATTGAATACTTGTGAAAGAGGCGACTGGTTGATCTGGCTGCACTATCGAGTGTGCAAAGATGATAATCGTTCGCGTATATTAGCCGCTGGACATTGCGCCAATACAGTCCGACACTTGATGAAAGACGAACGAAGAATTAAAGCCGTGGATGCTGCTATTGCCTACGGTGAAGGGCTTCTAACAAACGAAGAACTTGCTGCTTATGCTGAGGCTTATGCTTATGCTGAGCATGTTACTAATACTGCTTATGCTTATAATGATGCAGCTCGAATAGCAAACAGAAAAGCGACTGCAGACATTTGTCGGAAATACCTAAAATGGGATTTGTTTACCTCATTAACCAATTCAAAAAATTCAATCAAATAACATGGAAACTAAAGAAATTTACAGCGTGTCTTACATCGTGTATGAATCAGGTATGAAAATCAATGATCCTGAAAAATCGTATTACTTTAAAAACGATTTGGATTATGATGAGGATATTATTTGCCTCAATTTTTATGCTTTAAAAAATGTGCGAACAGGCGATCAGGTAGTCAGGGGCGATCAGGAAGTCAGGGGCAATCAGGTAGTCAGTGGCTATCAGGTAGTCAGTGGCAATCAGGTAGTCAGGGGCGATCAGGTAGTCAGTGGCTATCAGGTAGTCAGGGGCAATCAGGTAGTCAGTGGCTATCAGGTAGTCAGGGGCGATCAGGAAGTCAGTGGCTATCAGGTAGTCAGGGGCGATCAGGAAGTCAGTGGCGATCAGGTAGTCAGGTATATAAGATTATATCTATATACCAAATGGGCTATTTTGATTGACCGTGATACGGATATAATCAAAATAGGGTGCAAAGAAAAAACTATTGCAGATTGGCAGCAATGGTTTGAAACAAAGCAAGAATTTAACCTTAAATCCGATTCTAAGCAATGGAAAATGATTGAGAATGGGTTTAAGGCTGCGGTTATAATGAAAGAAAGTTTAACCATAATGAATGAAAAACCATGATACACATTTTTTTCTATTCCTCGAAGCATTATGCACCATGCTTTACGATGGATTTACCCTGATGGTGCATGATATACTGATTGGATTTGTAAACCTCTTAAAAAAGATCAAATGAAATGGGATGAAACTAAACAAAGCCTCTTTTTAAATACGCAAAATAACTTACTGATGGAACAAAGAATAACATTTCCCCGCACGCCTGAAACACAACCTAAATCAGACACTGAAATTTTAGAGGGTTATGACGAGGTTGAAAAAAAATGGGTTAAAGTTCAATATAGAACAGATTCTAACTGCTTTTTTGATTATCCATACACAGGTGCATTATATCCTAAATATAGAATGAGCCTTTGGCGCAAACTAACTCACATCCCAGAATGAGCAACTATTTAACTTTGCTTAACAATGCCTTAGAGGCAATACAGCAACTAAATGAACACCCGCAATCGAAATACCTTTGGCTCGATGTGGCAAAAGATTTAGAAACCCTAAATACGTGGCGCAAATATGGCCTTTAAACGAAAATGGCGAAGCAACTGGAGGCACTGCCAACAATTAAAATACTTATAATAACATGAAACAGCGAAAAGACGAAGACGGAGAAATCATTTCAGAGCCAAAACTGGCAGGATTTAAAATCGTTGGCAGGCACAATACAAAAGCAAAACGCATAAAGGCCGTTATTGTGGTAAAATCAACGGCTCCAGCAATGGTTAATCGTAGGTATCAGGCTGAAATAAGCGTTTTATCTTGTTGGTTTGATCCTCGTTCCGAGGAGGAGGAAATCACCGCTGAGATTGATGTCCAAGGGCTGCTAAAATCGCTTAGCGTTGACTTGTCACATTTTGATGATTTGTTGCAGCCTGTGTTATTAAGTTTCCACCAGAGACACAAAATAGACTTTATTTAATTTTTTAACCTATAAATAACAACGAACGATGAACAATTTTGAAGAACGAATCGAAAAGTACGCTAAAGACATTGCAGAAGGTGAAAGGCTGCAAAACTTCATGAAAGATGCGAACAAAATTATCCTCAACAAGAAACTGGATGATGCGCAAAAACTGGAGAGTCTCAAAATGATGGATATTAAGCTATCCGATGCCAAACTGGCCGAACTTCTTAAACCAGATTTTGCAAACCGGATTGGGTTCCCTTCTTACAAGCTGACAAATAATGGTGCCAATATCAGGCGCATGAAGAAGGAAACGGAAGGCTTGCAATCGAAGTTGAAAAGAGAGACCACGGAATACATGGTTAAGGACGTGCGCATTGTTGAGAATGCCGGAATGGACAGGATACAGTTATTCTTTCCAGATAAGCCAGCAGAAGGCGTAAGAAACAGCCTTAAACGTAATGGTTTTAAATGGGCTCCATCTGAGGGCGCATGGCAGGCCTTTTTGAAAACTTGGAACGTAATGTCCGCAAAAAGAATACTGGAAAACGAATACCAGGGTGCCGAGGAAAACGAAAAAGGTGCATTACCAGAGATTGATAAAATTGATCCAGAAGAATTTTGGAGAGAAGCGAACGGCATTGCAGACGATGTAGCAGAACTGGTAGAGCTTGCCAGATCTATCCCATCAGGTTGGGACAAGGTTTAGGTTCACTGACGAGGATTTAGTTATCCGAAACGGCCAGAAATGGCCGTATGAACCATTAAAAAAGAGTATATGAAAGATTTTAAGATTGAAACATTGAAGGACGTTAAAGAATTTATACATTGGTGTTTCTTTGACCAGAACCTAAACTTTAACCCTGACGATCAATTTGCGTCATATATAAATAGGGAAACTGGAGAGCCTACCTATTTACAAGAAAGCGAATATCTGGATCACATTCTAACTACTTGCTGGATGATATGTAACGAGCAGGAACCGAACCAGCCAGATCTTATATACGATATTGCCAGCCGTGAGCAAATGATGTACTTATATACTGTTCAATATCCTGAAAGCAAACAAGAACTAATAAACAGGTTGGAGGAAGTAACCGAAGACATGGAAACCAGTGAGTATATGCATTTCAGTGCGTATGCAATTACTATTGAAGCTGGTAAAAAAGAAGTTAAAGTATATCATGGGGGATTGGATATTGATGGCGTATTTGATCAAGAATTCCTTGATATGTTTATCATTAATTTCGTTCCTAATCCCTATCACGTCATTGCGCTATCAAATAGCGCCTATCTAAGCAATGGCGAAAACCCCACAACAGAGATAAACAAGGCTAAACCGTTTTGGACATGGGAATCTGCATTGAACTATATACAGAGGCATGGAACAGGCAGGGAGCATATTATTTATCACGAAAAAGCAATTAAGATATTGCCTGTATCAGTCCTGAACGATCCCGAAAAAGATAACAAATTAGAACCAATAGTATGCGAATAATATTACCAGAGGCTCCATGCTTAAGAATCCGGATCACTCGTAAAGGAGAAGAAGGTATTTCTTTTTCCATTGCTGATTGCACTCATGCGGAATTTATTAAGTTTTGTAAAGACCTGCTTAAAAAGCAATCAATAAGCATAGATGTTAATAACCAATACATAACAGCTATATGCGTTCGGTAGGCTTTGGGAGGGAAGAATAAGAACAGCAAGTCAATAGGCTTTTATGGGCTATCTGTAACCGAAACAAAGGAACTTTTATTCAATAACATTAAATAACTTTCAGCTCATGGAATTTAAAGCACTCGATTTTGCAAAAGAATGTGAACTTGCGGCTAAATGGCTGGCAGTCGCGCTGGTTTTCTTTGTTTTAACCTCAATTATTTAAAGCTATGATTGAAAAACTATTATTATTCGCTGAACACTTATGCCATTTACTGGTATATGGGTTCGCTGGAATGATACACGACATTGTATGGGAAGTTGCTCACCTGTTAAAGAAACTGAAATGAGAAGCTTGATCGGATCATTCACCATGAAACCGCCTGCGGGCGTTTATTCCTCTCACACTGTTTTAACAGTTACATACCGGCCATCCACTGAGACAGGCCGGTATGTGGTTTGCGTTAATGGCAAAGAAATTCCAGAGACAAGTAAAATTTATAAACAAGCACTAAAAAAGATAAAATGTACAAAGAACTAAAAGAAGGTGATATCCGGCAAAAGGGGGATGAGTTTCGCTATACAGACCAAAACTTAATAAATGCATCTGGTAAAAGCGAATGGATAGGAATCGAAGGGTACTGGATTGGAGAAAAAATAGATGGTAACGATTTATTAGTTAAAGCCTACCGCCGTCTGATCCCTGAATTTTCCTCATGGCAATCTGATGAACAACCAGAAAAACAAGAAACAAATGGATAATAATATCACCCACGCCGCAATATGTAACGGAATCGGGGGCTTTCCGCTCGCTGCCAGATGGGCCGGCATAGAAACAACCTGGACATGTGAGATTGATCCATTTTGCAATGCCGTAAGCAAAAAAAACTTTCCGGATACTTTCCAATATTTAGACTTATTTGATTTAAAAAACCCGCCCTATGTCGATATTATCTCAGCAGGATTCCCCTGCCAGCCTTTTTCAGTCGCCGGAAACCAACTTGCGCAAAAAGATGACCGCCACCTCTGGCCTCAGGTGTTTAGAGTCATTACAGAAGTTAGACCGCGCTTTGTTATTCTCGAAAATGTTACTGGAATCATACGTTTGGCACTCGACGAGGTGCTTGCTGACCTGGAAAGTGAAGGCTACACCTGCGAAACATTTGTATTGCCAGCTGCAAGTATCAACGCTCCCCACAGAAGGGATAGGGTTTGGGTTGTTGCCTACTCCAGATGCGAGCGACAGGCGTTCGGACAAATCGCAACAGTGGGGGCTGACAAATTATGCCAACAACGGACTACTTCCAACCCCGATCGTAATGGACACCAATTGCGGGGATTTGAAAAAAATAGATCTAAGGAGAAAGAAAGCGAAAGCCAGCAAAAAAAACGGCAATGGCTTCGGTCAAACATTAGGAGAACTGGCGAACAGAAACCTGCTACCAACACCGAAAACGAAATGCAAGTGCGAATCGGAGAGGAATCGCAACACTCCAAATCTGGAATCAATGGTCAAAATGAACTTAATGGCAACCCCCGTAGCACGGGATGCAGCCAATTCAACATTCCCGATCTCGCAGCGAGATCGGGATTCGGTAATAGGAAACTTAATGTCAGACCCGAATTTTCCTACTGGCGAAACTTCCCGACTCAATCCCCACTTTGTGGGAGAAATGATGGGGTTTCCGAAAGGTTGGTGCGATTTACCGATGGAACAATTAGCCGATATAAAGAAAAAACCCTCTCAAACTTCCAAAGAACAGAAACGATCAAAGCCTACGGAAATAGCATCGTCCCACAAATAGCTTTTGAGATATTTAAGGCTATTGTGTTAATTGATAAAGAATTATAGTATATGTGTTGTGTACTAAAAAAGAAAGAAATGGAGAATTGTAGGGTTTGTAAAATTGAATTAACCGATAATAATTGGTTCCCTTCATTAAAGAAAAAGAACTGTATTATTTGTAAAAAATGTAATTGGCTAAAAGAAATGAACCGTAGGAAAAATGAAAGAATATAAAGTTGCCTATGAAATCTTCAAATCAATTAGAAATATTTTAGATATAAAACCAAACTTATGAAACAGAAAAACTATTATCCGGAACCGGAATGGTACGAAAAGAACAAAGATGCTTTTGACAAACAAAGCAGGCGCATGACTATTGGGCTGTTTATAATCACCTGTATTGTGGTGGTTATTCTGGCTTCGGCATTCATTTTAGTAACCTTTTTAAAATAATAGACTAAATGACAAAACAGGAAATAAAAGAGAAGCTTGCCTACAATAAAGGCAAGCTGGAGATATACAAAATTTTGTATGCTCACACGAATGACAATCGCCACAAGAAGCACATGGATAATTGTGCTTCTAAGGTCGAAGAACTGGAAATAGAATTATTGTCTTTGGAAAACCCATTTGACAATATATTAACCGGTGCGATTGATTTTACCATTAAGATAATGGAGAATGACTTCGGCATTGGAACAGAGTATATTCCAGGAAAAGCGGAGACCGTAGCAAGATATAACAACGTGCCGGCATTGATCGCCTGCGCTGACTATCTTATACAGTCCCTTAACCTGGCATTGCCAAATTTTGAAAAGGCTATCAAGTCGGATCCCAAAAATGAAACTTTGCGCCAGCGCATTGAAACAGGGATTGGATTGGTTGAGTTTCTTACGTATTGGGCTCAGTCATGGGCCAAGATAATAATCGAAATAGAACAGGCCAAAAAGCCTAAAATTATCACGGATCTAACAAAAATAAACTGATGGCTCAGACAAAAAGGGAATTATTTAGGTCAGGCATAAATCGCAACAATAATAGCATTAATGTAGTTGATAAGCCAAAACACCGATTGAGGGTTCAAAATTATTTGAAGTTTTTATATCGGGAAAGGTTATCAAGATACAGATAGCAAAAAAAAAGTCCGGTAGTTTTACCGGACTTTTTTTTTGCTATCAACTGGAGGACACGAATGTCCCGCAGTCATTTAAATAGGCATCTTTTTGAAGTCCTTATGGCTTACAAGCTTTGGCTCCTTAATGTAGTTAAGGCCAATCTGGAATAATCCGGTTACTTTTGGATTAGCAATAGCTTCATCCCCTGGCAGGACGGTTATAGGCTGGTTATCGTGCCCCAGGATACTTCCATTCTCAGTTGCTGTAAAAACATACTTATACGTACCAAACGTGCCTACAATAGGAGGTTTTGTGTCCGGTACAACTTCCCCTGTTTCGTGATCAACATTCCCCGGGTCTTCTTCTTCCTGTTCAGGATCTTGCTTGATATCAAGTTTCCCTTCCAGAACTTTCATGGAATTTTCACCTTTGTCAATCTGTCCCACGTCTTTTCTATCAGGGTAAACAAATTCTTCGGTATATATATCTTTAATAACGGCCTGATCCGCATTAATGGCTAATTGTATCTGTTGAGTTTCTACACTCATTGGCCCATATTTAGCCAGCAACCTTTTCATGACGGTCTTTTGAGCCATGCTGTCAAAATCAGTTTTCCAAGGGCCACTGCTATATGTTTTAGAAAAACGCTGACCATGCGCGGTAACTTCTTCTATGCTCATGTAGTCTATTTTTTCAAACCCGCTGATGAGCTTAAGTACAGCCGCATACCCGATAACCTTTTTGCTGGATTTATTTCTGAAATTGAACTCATATCCCATCAAAGGATCGTCAGAGATAAGCTGCCCTTCATAGACTACTGCAGTATTTATATTCTTGTACAATCCAGTTCTTTGTGCCAATTGGATTAGCCCCTTGTATCCAATTTGGAAGGTTGCCACAGGAACATTATTAGCTTTAAATGGTATGATGTAAGCATACCCTAAGTTTTGATTTATAGGTAGCTTTAATGTAGCTGCCATCATGGCGCACATATATACGGATTCTGGGGTACACTCCTTAAGCTTTTCATTCTGATTGATTAAAGTCACAATGGAGCTGGTAAATGCATTACCGCTTTCCCCTAATACTTTTAGGAATTGTTCCTTAACCATGGGCTGGTTAATAAACTGAGCTGGAGTCATTGGCTTTGCGGCCGGTAGCTGGTCGCCTGTTTTTTGCAAATCTGTTGTTGTGGACATATATATAATATTATTTAATGGTTTAACTTTTCATATTCTGCAACTTTTGTCCGGAGCAAACTTCTTTCAATGAAGTTTACCTTGTAATCCGGATTAGAAGCAGTTGTACTGTCTAAAATTTTAGTGAGATTTTCTATTCGCTCTTTTGCCTTGATGTACTTATCGTAATCAAGAGTTTGCTCTTTTTGAGCCATATTGTTCTAATTTTAAGGTCTGCTTAATGGTTTCTACTTTATCGTAAATTTTCATAGCCTGTCGTTGTTCTAAGGTGCCAAAATCCAGCACTTGATGGTGAGGCTGACATAGTATAACAAAGTTACGCTTATCGTGCCGGATGCTTTTATTTCGCTTACCTATAATATGGGCAAAAAAAGTATGCGAGAAATGAAGTAAAACGATCCCACATTCTTCGCAGCATGGTTCGCTCATTTCATTCCACCAAGATTGGTAAAATTTGGAATCCTGGGCCATGTTGGAATTCGATACCTTTTTCTTTTTGAAAGGTTCTTTTTTTATCTGCGTAAATGGAGAAATTAAAGGCTGCAACGAGATCGGATCTATCTGGTGGATATGTTCCGAAAAAATCTTCTCTGATAAGAATTGTTGATCCGCCTCCTCTTCTTTTTGTGAGGAATAATTCAGGTAAGCCCATTTGCTCTCTTTCTTTTTCATCTGGCATGGTTAATCCCCCAAAAAGTCCTTAAAGGCTTTATAAATGATTGGCGTAGGGAAGGATCTTTTAATAGAGGTTAAAATCATATCCTTTTCCACCTCTGTCAGCTCAATACCTGCAGGCGGGCATTTTGTTATTTTCATACCTAACGCAAACCGATCCAGAAGCTCTGGCCCTCTTGCATCCGGCAGAGGAGCTGCTATCGCCATCTTTGCAAATTGCTGTAATGTATCCCCTGGAACCCCATCAAAGTCATTGACTTTTAGGGAAAAGTCGTAAAGTTTTTGCTTTTCCATTTTATTGTATAATTTTTTGTCCTTCCTCCAATTCTGCTACCCCATCTGACCATTCTGGTAATTTTGTCAAAACTGCATATAAACAACCTATATAATCATCCGTATTATTATGCCATAATACTGAAAATTCATTAAGGGGAGTATCCACATTTATAGATTTAACTGGTTTGTTGTCCAGGGAATGTTGACGATCTAAATATAAATTTATTTTTATTGTAGCTATTCCCTTTACCGAATCACTATATTGAGCATTAGGTAAAGGGATCATTGGAGTATCTTTATCAATTCTCCAATAATTAAATACTGCAAATCCTAAATCTGTTTGTTTATTAATAGCCATATTTTAAGTGTATAGAGGTATTTTATAAGTTGTAGCTCCTATTGTTAGGGGCATCCATGCAACTGGATCTCCAAGTGCTTTGGTGTTCCCTCCGTAATACGAAGTAAAAACAGGAGTTGCAGAGGTTGAAGGAGATGTTGTAGTATTACCTACTTTTATATCTCCTGCAATTGTCAAGTTTCCAACATAATCGACAAGAAACTTCTGAACCCCATAAGTTTGCCAATTAGCAAAATCACTTGTACTGCCACTTGTTTTATTAACAGCAAACTGAGTTCCAGATGCTGACCCCGCAAAAGCATGAGTACTGCCATCAAATAGACCTCCTCCTATCATTAGACTGCCTACTTTGCTATCTGCAATAGCAGAGACGTTGATATGTAAGTACCCCAAAGGATTAATTGTATGGATTCCTACATAACCTAAATCATTAAAGATAACCATACTATTGCCACTACTATCCAGCCAATGGCTTAAGGCTTTATTTACAAAAACATATTGACTTGAAGCAGAACCTAATCCATTTTGCACTGTAATTGATGTATTACTTGCTACTGCTGTAACGACTGAATATATACTTGGGGGAGTTGCAGTACCATTGATGCCTACCCTATCCCCAATGGTTATGTCTGTTAAGGCATTACCTGCGCCCGATGTTGTTATTGTTGTCCCTGAAGAAGTCCATGTATTGGCTCCAGATGCCTGAAAAACAGAAACAGCATTATATATTGCAGATCCTGTGTACCTTAAGTAAGCATTATGGTTAAATGAAAAGAATGTTGATGAATTTCTCTGAAACTGGAACAGGTCGTTGGTTATATTAGTAGAAACATACTTTGCATTAAATAATATGCTAACACCTGTTCCTGCCGCTTGTGAGGTTATGGAAATAGGCAGAGCTGCTGTGTTACCAAAATCAATACTACCACCAGCCCCACTCTGGCCTTGTATCATGTTGTTTGTGGCAGTTCCAAAATATATCGCCCCAAGCTTACTTGTGTTTCCTCTTACTGTTATAATAGAAGAACTTGTACCACTTAAGTTTAGCGAACCACTTGAATTAAGAACCATATAATTGGTTCCACCATTTAATTGTACATCAATAATATTTCCAGTAAATCCTGCTGCTACATTGACCCCAAGATAAGTACCACCGCTATTCCAATTGGTGCTGTTGGCAGTACCTGTGGGCTGTATTAGAATAACAGGAAAGTTTGTCGTGGTACTGCCTGCTACATAAGGAACAGATTTTACGTAGATACTTGATGTACTTGCTGCTGCTGTAACAGTAGAAGTTAAGGGCTTACCTAAAGCCAATCCATTTGTTGCATCCCACGTATGATTACTATCAGAAGCTAATATACCACCTGTACCTGCATAAATAACCTGTGAGGCTGTTGGAGCATACCAAGTAGGTGTTCCTGTACCACCTGATATAAATGCTTGTCCTGTAGTTCCAGCTGCTGAAATTGCAAGAGATCTAGCAGTTGAATAATTAACACCTCCTGCAACTGCTGTTAAACTTGCATTTGTACCCCCATAAGCCATTTCTACAATACTGCCATGCCATGTTCCTGTAGCAATCGTTCCTAAAGTAGTTATAGATGATTGTCCTACATAACTTGCTGAAATATCAAATACATTAGCACCACTTATTGTAAGCCTATTTAGTGTTCCTGTTAATGCAACTGAACCTGTAAGGCCATTAACAGAACTTACACCTGATACTATTGCACTAATATTGCCATCAAGTTTTTGTATTGCTGACTTTATAGAATCACTTGCAGAAACAGTCCCAGCCCCCGCACTATAGCCTGTAAGTATAGATGCTATTGCCCTGGCATTAGTATAATACAAGTTAGTACTCTCTGTTACCTGAGAGGTATTATAATCCCCTGACTGAGCTATTATTACCCCTGTCCTGCTAAATACAGAAGAAACAGGAGAACCGCCTCCGGCATTCCAGTACGCAATCTGAGCATCTGTTGGAATATTTGAAAAGTCAATAAAGTAGTTATCGGTTACTTTATTCCAGGTTTTGCCCGTAGGGAACCCAACCTGCTCATATAAAGTATTGGTACTTATATCAACATAAGACCAGGACGTATCCGTTACTAAATTATCAGGCTTATGGTTTCCTACAGTTAGCATATTAATTTAAGACTGGAGGACGGTTTAATCCAAATGCTGGCTTTTTAGATTCAGGAAATTGATCATCCAACTTGTTTTCAAACAAATCAAGCTGGCCATCAAAAAACTTTTTACCCCCCATATATAGAAAAACTTCTTCTTCTATACTGTTGTAATCGGTTTGAAGCTCATCCATAAAGGCGTATTTATCCGAAGCGAATGGCAAGAAAGGAGCATTGATGTTTACACTGGTTTGCATATCCTCAATACAGATCTGAGCTGTAACTATAACCCCTTCTTCATCGCTACCGCCCAGGGTGGTTGTAGTTATAAATACATTTTCAACCATTTTGAAAACCTTACGATCCATGGCGCTCAATAGCTCTGGTGTCCGGTTGTACCTGAAAATTTCCTCATCATATTCGTTTGTGTCCAGGTACCCACACAGAAAAAGAACATGCAGCCTCAGATTATTTAATTTAGAGGCCAAATGCTGGTGAGGTTTATGGAAAAATTCCTGCAGGGTAGTACTTTCATCCATGCTGACAAGAGGTGCACCATTTTCATCGAATGCCGGATAAGTTGTTTTGTACTTAACAATAAGCTTATCATCGCTGAATTTAACCTTCTTTATTTTTAGACCGCTAAAGCCTTGTGGAATGAATTTTACGTCTTTACTCATGATATATTATTTTTGAACAAATTTATAAAAATACTGCCAACTTACACGTTATTAAATTTTACAAGTTTGGTTCCTGTTTTCATATAATTATTTGTTTAAAAGGTAAATGTTGCCGATTACCTTCCATCCTTTAGGTTTGTTAAAATATGCTTACTCCTTTTTGTTTTTATACTGTATATCCTCACGGTTTCGATCCGGCATCTTAAAATCAGTTTCGCTCATAATTGGAAAGTCAAATAATGTAGGAAATGGTTTACGCTCATCAAATAAAGGGTGAGTTCTTAAATGCAGATCCGTATCCAGTAATCCTGGAAGCAACTTGTGAGTTATGCCAAAAGAATCCTTAAACTCCTCTCCATACTTTTTTTGACCATCATTGCTGATTATAAATTCTGCAAATTCATCATTGCCTTTTTGAATTTCATAAAATATTTTTTCGAAATCGTTACCAATTATATTATCCCATTTTTCTTCGGGAATGGCAGTTTCGTTTTTCAGAAACCGTTTTATTACCTCGATTTTATCATCTGTCATACTATTCTTTAAATTTAAGTGCAATCATGATGAAATCCTCTCCAAACTCTTTGATAAGTTGCTCGCCTGTCTCTTTCATAAACCCAGGAATTATCTTGCCTCCTATAAAAACGGAATTCCTTCTTTTTATCTAAGAAGTTATTCACTCTGAAATTATAAAATTCGATTATTTTGTTGAAGAAATCCTCGCCTTCCTCAACCGTCTTAAATATTTGTTCCATTGTTCTATTTTCTATATTTAGGTTCTATCCATTTAATACCAAGAAATTCAAAAAACTGCGGTTCCGTTTCAAAGAAAGGAGGTAGAGTTGGGTTAGTAGTTTTACAGCTCCATTGCTTATTAGCTACATTTTCAATGCATTCAGACTGGCGCCTCAACCCATCGCTTGTACCTACCCATCCTAGCTTACGCCAGCCTACGGCTAATACATTCTTTGAATAATCAGAAGGGCCTGTTCTTATTGCGAATATTCTACCAAAATCTGCAGCAACGGGCATGAATACATCAACTTTAAGATTACAGCATATTTCCTCTCCTCCTTCCGGGTACTTAACTGAAATTAAAAGTTGTAGATAGCGGCCGGTAGTTTCTCCCTTAATCCGGTAATACTTATTTATCATGGCCCTGAAAGCCTTTGATACTTCAAGTTTAGGCTCATCAAAAAAAGACATTTGTTTTGATGGCTCTTTTTTGGGGATACAGACAAGCTCTATATCCCCTATATCTGACTTTTGTCTCCGTATGCTACCAGCAATTTGTATGTTTTCACATACGGGGTTAAAGTCTTCCATTAAAAGCATTGCTGCATCCAGCGCTTTTTTATACGGTATTCGTTCTACGTTCGTTGACATAGTATTGGTAATTTGTTATTCTTTGGGAGGAACTAATGCATTTATTTTTTCAGTGATTTGTGTAGCCCATGGAATTTCTTTCATTACTTCTAAATATAAGGTCTTATTCCATCTAGCATCTACAAGCGCATGATGGGCATCCCCTGGATCTGGTGCAACTTCATCTTTCCATTCTGAGGTTAACCCAAAAGTTTCCATGAGCTGTTTTATATCCATGCAAAACATAGGGAATCCCTTTGGTAATTGCATCATGGAACCAAATATCCAGCAAAATACAACCCAATCATAGTCGGCATAATATCCCCAAAACTGAGGACGATTGCGTAATGCCGAAACTGTATTATATGGGACAAACTCTTTACCAGTCCAACTAAATCCAACAAAATCAGCTATGTAAGATCTTATTTCATAAATTGGGGTTCCATAATCGCTAAAAATACGCCTCATTTTATGTAACGTAAATTCAGTATATTTAAGCGGATATCTAGCATTATATTCATTAAATATAGCTTTTAATACATTATCCTTTAACCATTCGTGTTCATTCCATATTGCGGATAGATTAACATCTGAGTTTAAAAGATACAGCTCTGTCCCGTCCTCACATACTATCCCGATTGAAATCAAATCAATAGTATTCGGTTTTTCATAAAATTCGGTGTCTAAAAAATACTTGATCATTGGTTTATAAATTTAAGAAGTTGCTCCAGGTTGAGAAATAGGCGCACTGCCAGTATTATTATAAATAGCATCCGCTGGATCCAGAACTTTATTTAACAAGTCTGTAACCGGGCCTGCAGGCAATTGGTTTGTTATATTAGCCAAAGAAACCTTAGCATCTTGCACTTTACGCCCAAACAATACTGTAGCCCCACTCATGGCAATTGCTACCGATAAGGAGGCTAATGTAATGTAAAGCGGTATGCGTGTGATATCCTTGATGCATAAGCATACAATTACTATTGCTGTGAATAGCCCAAGGCCAATGACAAGGCAAAGCAGCGATCCAATTGCTGATGCTGATACTTTGCCGTCTGAGTTGCGAATCATGTCGCTCCATTTGAAATCGTTTTTCATATAATTGTTTTAAAAAGTTTGAACCCGGGCCGCGAATCGAACGCGGCACTTGCTCCAAGCGGGTTAGTGACCTGCAAGATCTAAAAATGGTTTTAAAGAATGAACTACCTGCCGGAACAGAAAGTCTTTGCTTTGTTGAGACACTGGTAGTTGCTCATACGGAACAAAGCAAGGGTGTTCCTTAGTTTCAGGGTTCTTTACTTCACCATACTTCCATCCTTCTTCTGCCTTTTGTTTCAGCCAGCTTTCATGCGAGGCAGATGGTTTGGCATCAGGATTATCCAAATGGAACTGTACGCCATTCACAGCGGACGATCTTTGCCATTCAGGCGCATCAGCCCATTCAGGTTGTGAATAATCTCCTATGCTCTCGCAATAGGCTTTGTTGATTTCGTGTGCTACGATAGCAATGTGTACTACATTCATATTGATTAATTTAATTTGTTGACTTGTTAATAGGCGAGTTCTAAGGCTCTTTGTCGGCTTTATTCACTCATGATATTAATATTTTACAGTTTGGATCCTCAATACAGGCTTCTAACCAGTCTTCCAGAACTCCAATAAATATTTCATAGTTGCCCCACCCATTTTTAGGCTCCAATGGCATATATTCTTTCTTGTTAACCTTCATATCCTCTATCATTTTTGTAAGGATAGGCTGTGCTTCTAAAGCTGTTTTACCTGTAAAGAAAGTAATTATACTTTCTACATCATAGCCGGACGCTTTAAGTGCCTTATGCCACATTTTAGAGGCGTTATATGTGCAATTAATACACCATACTGTATGGTATTCATTGCCAGTGTCTATTGTTAAACTTATATCGAAACTCATGGCTTATTTATTTTATCACCGCTTCAAAATCCTTACCATCTATCGTAACCTTAACAACAGTACCTGATTTTATAACTGTTTCATTTTCGGACTCTTTTTCTTCAGGTAAACCTACCTCGTTAAGTTCGCCAAAACACACCGTGCCATGTTCCAGTTTTCCACACGTTATTTGCGTTTCTTCTTTAGTCGGAACTTTCCATAAAGCAAGTCCGGCAAAAATTCTTAGTTTGATGTTTAGGTTGATTTTACATTCTATTCTCAAACCTGCCTCGATGCTCGAACCTGCCTTGATGCTCGAACCTGCCTTGATGCCATAACCTGCCTTGATGCTCGAACCTGCCTTGATGCTCAAACCTGCCTCGATGCCCCAACCTGCCTCGATGCTCAAATCTGCCTCGATGCCCCAACCTGCCTCGATGCTCAAATCTGCCTCGATGCCCCAACCTGCCTTGATGCCCCAACCTGCCTTGATGCTCAAACCTGCCTTGATGCCATAACCTGCCTCGATGCCATAACCTGCCTTGATGCTCGAACCTGCCTTGATGCCCCAACCTGCCTCGATGCTCAAACCTGCCTCGATGCCATAACCTGCCTCGATGCTCAAACCTGCCTTGATGCTCGAACCTGCCTTGATGCTCAAACCTGCCTTGATGCTCGAACCTGCCTTGATGCCCCAATCTGCCTCGATGCCCCAACCTGCCTTGATGCTCAAATCTGCCTCGATGCTCAAACCTGCCTCGATGCCATAACCTGCCTCGATGCTCGAACCTGCCTCGATGCTCGAACCTGCCTTGATGCTCGAACCTGCCTTGATGCTCAAACCTGCCTCGATGCCCCAACCTGCCTCGATGCTCAAATCTGCCTCGATGCCCCAACCTGCCTTGATGCCCGAACCTGCCTTGGCTAAAATATAGCCACTAACTTTTAGGAACTTGAATTTTACCCATCCAATTTTTTCATCTATTTCAAGATTGCCATTGAATGATAGTATTTCATCGCTTCCTAAGAAGTTGCCATCCTTGTCAAAATCTGATTTTGTTAATTTTTTCGTTTCCATGTTATATTAGTTAATTTATTTGTTTAAATGTCGTAATTTATTGGTTCATTCACATTCGGGTGTATTAATGTTTTTTTAATGACCATGCCAAAAGGTAAAAACCCATATCTTTTTTTTGATTCCCTTCTTTTTTTGAGTAACCATTCATTATACAGTTTATCGTTGTTATCCATAGCTGTTATATTTTAATAATTCCTTTAGCTGCCAAATCTTTAAGGCATTGATTGTACCCTGAATTAGTAAACCATTCTTCGGGGTTGTCGTGGACTTTAGTAATAGATGATTCTGTTTGCCACTTAATCATATCCCTGCAATCCATTGGTTCAGATGCTATATCAATGGCCTCGTTTTTGTACTTTTCTATAAATTCGTCCTGTTTAAAAGGGGTTGTATCTCCTATCAGTTCGTAGTCCTCTCCTACTTCGGGGGCTACCTGTATCGGCCTTGTCTCGTAGTTAATATTGACGCGATAACCTACCCAATGTTTAGGGACTGGAAACCAACGGTCACCATCTTTACGCTTGCACTCATCCCCTTCTTTGAAGACACCTTGTTCCGGCTGTAATTCATTTTCAATCTTTGCTATCGTACCCTTTAAAGAGCGGATATTTTTTATCAGTTCTTCTTGATGTGATTGTATCATTTTATATGTGATTTAATTATCTTGATAAATCGTATTGTAGGCAGGGTTAAGGTTATGTAGTAGCATCGTATACCCTCTTTGGTTATGCCCATAGCATCAGGGGCACAGCTTCTTTTACGGACTATACGCGCTGTCCTGTCGGTAAATTCAATGTATGTCATTTATTTCTGTTTTTACGTTGTTGTGCCCTTCTTTCTCTGATAAGTCCATTATTATTTTATTAGACATAAATTCCAAATCCCCATTACCATGGAAATAAAGTAACCCATGATTACGCATCCACCTTTTAAACCGTTCGGACGGTTCGTATCCATCAAAGTTTATTTTAAGCATAAACCCTGGCGTTTTTACTGTTTCGGGATATCTAAATGCCATGTTATAAAAATTATGCGGGAATCGCTGGGATTGAACCAGCTCTATACTTTGATGTTATCTTTAGTATTTATGCACCATTTACACTACACTCCCGTGTGCCGGATTTTTCGTATCTGAAAATACCGGCTAAAAGTCCCTGGTGTGCACGGGCCCAGCACCCTTCTTTTATTATTCCGTTATCGTACTGGCACCTTCACTTGTCGGGCCACTCACTGGAATATTATTGGCAGATTCGATTTCCTGTCTTTCCTGTCTTTCTTCAATAAGGATTGCCAACGTCATGAATGAAGTATAAGGAGATAATACAGACGTTTGGCCTGAATTATCCAGCTCCTCAACATGATTTACTGCCAACTCATGCAATACGGCATCCCTGAATTCTTTGTCAGGATAGCATTGTATTATGTGAGCTGCCTGCTTTTCTGTGAGAGGCTCAGCTACTTTGTTTACCAAGTCAGGGTACATTGTGCTGATCTGGTCCATGAACGCTGTAGCGGGCTCCAATTGCGGTTCTGGTGCAGGTATAACAGGAACGGTAACAGGTTCTGTTGGTGATGAAATTGTTACTTCACCTGATGGCTGCGAACTTGTTGTTACAGGCGCATCCATAATAAGGCCACTAGTTGATTGTCCAGTTATCGTAGATCCACCTGATGAACTTGTTCCATCTGTTTGTGTAGCTGGTGACAAATTGGCTCCATCTGCGTTTGACGGTCCTATCGCTGGATTGTCTTCTGTAGTATCTGTCGGAAAAGCCGGACTTGTAGCAGGATCGGATACGGAAGCTGGGCTCTGGCCATTCGTTGCATTCAAGTCTGGTGACAAGGTTGTATCCGGCAGCACGTTTGGGTCAATCGAAGCTCCATCCTTGATTGATTGGGCTTCTTGTTCGCCTGTCACGGAGGTGTTTCCGTTTGGGATTGCATCCTGAATAATAGGCGCATCCGTATTAGGCAATGGGATAACAGGCGTTTCAGGCGCTACTGGCGTAAGTTCTCCAACCAAAGGTAGCATCCAATCCAATGCATGATTAGCCTCAACCAAATGCTGAATAGAATTACCCAATGCAATAAATCCTTCATCAAAGAACTGACTAGGGCATCCACCATTATTGGTTAACAAATTAACACTCGTAGTGCCTTGATGCTGGTACTGATTTTTATAGATAGCCTTCAATCCTGCGATCTCGTCTGCCAACGTACCACGGACAAACTTAATCCTAGCTACCAAATCCCATTCCGGTTCAAACATGTCTGCAGTTTGACTACCGGCATCTGTTGGCACATCTGTTGACGGCTCTACCGTCTTAACATTAGGGTCACGGCTGGTAGGATAGGGATCTGGCTGAGAAAGGTTTTTCAATACTTCACCCAACCAATTACGGCTGTTACGAAGCTTTTGCAATGCCTCTGCATGAAGCGAAGACATTTCATCGCTGTACTGATCTGTTTTTTTGTAAACCAGCGAGCTGATCGCCAGATACAGGACAATAAAACGGGCCCTTGTTAATTTGAGTTTACTGACAATTGGATACATAAAAAAGTATTTAAAAAGGTTAAAAAAAATTACAATAACTTATTCACGTTAAGGGATCTATCCCCATTTTTGTTTTCTTTCCAGGTAACACAACCGCCCTCCATCCCAAAATCCAGAATGTTGCTCCCTTTCATGTAGTTTTTGATAAGGCTAGCGTAGAAATCTTTGTTTTTGGTTATAAGATTAATTTCCTGAGTGCATTGCCTATATTTCTGGCAAGTATCAAAAATTTCATCATTACCCTTTATTACTTGATCAACTACAGAAAACCGTTTATTAAGATATTTGTTTCTTGATTCGGCATCTGCAATAGTTGGTATAGGTTCATTTTCATCCAATAGTGCCTGCATATCCTCAATAAAGTTTTGATCTCCGGTTGACTGAGCAGCCCTTAACTCTCCCATGAGCATACGGCCTTTCTGGATACGATCCCAAAAAGGTATAGCGGCATCCAGTATATTTTCAAAAATGCTCTTGCTAAATGGGAAAGGGATAATATCAAGCTTACTGCCATCTTTCAATACAGCCAGCTCAGCATATTCCAATTCGCATATCCCTAAGTATGACATTATCTGCAGTACGTATTGTGGGGGAACTTCTGCCTCCCATTGTTTCATGGCGTAATCACGAACTGTTTTAATCTCCAGAAGCCCTTCTGTTTCCAGAATACCGCCATCAAATATACGAACCTGATTCTTATTTATTAACCGATCGACATTCCCAAGTAATGCTGGATAAGCAGGGTTCTTTACAATGTAATTGTAGTTTCGGCATTTCCGGAAAATAAATTCTTTGCCTTTTTCAGATCGTTCTATCATGCCATCAATGGTTCCATCATAGTATTGCCAGTTCCGGGCAATCGTAGATTCATGCTGGTGTCCCCAATGCATTGCTTCATTCCCAAACTTTTGCAATGGTGCAGCGCCTATCTTTCGGTGATAAAGCTCCAGTTGGCTTTCATACGGATTTAAGCACATCAACGTACCTATTTCGGATCCGCCAATACCGTTTTGCCTTTGCTGCAACCATTGTTGCTCAGGCATGTTCTTTGTTGAGATTAAGATTAATTTACTATTCATGTTGTTTCTGTTGTTATTGGTTTATAATTAAATATTGTTAAAATGGCATGTCTTCTTCATCATCTTTATACGGGAGCCTTTTTTGATAAGGAGTTGGTTCAATGGCTCTTATCAAGTGTTCGTCTAGATCTTCATCCACAAACGTAGCTAGGTAGTCAATAAATTTGACTACAATAACATCTGTAGGGCCATGTCTATTCTTAGCTAGGATAAGCTCAGTTAATCCTGGCGGCAAGGCGTTATGGTTAGCATCTTCTGTTACTCCATAGTATTCCGGACGGTGAATAAATATTACCTGGTCAGCATCTTGTTCTATCGCACCAGATTCACGTAAATCTGATAATATAGGTCTTTTTTGCCCTCCTCGTTGTTCCGTAGCCCGGCTTAACTGCGATAATAAAATAATAGGAATACCAAGTTTTTTGGCAAGTTGCTTTATGGCTCTGGAAATAGCACTGATCTCCTGTTCCCTCATTGTTGATTTGGAGGAACTCCCGCTATTAAGTTGTAATAGCTGCAGGTAATCAATGATTATAACTTCAACCCCAAGCTTTTTCATTTTGGTAGCACTTGCTGTTAAATCCAATAGGGTTTTTACCTCATCATCAATATATATGCCCCATTCTTCCATGTGTAAACATGCAGCAAGCACAAATTCCATTTGATCATTAGTGGCTGTTTTGTTCCGGATAGTCCTAGCAGATATTTTGGCCTCCTCGCATATTATTTTGATAGCCAGTTGGTCTGCCGTCATTTCAAGCGACATAATACCAACTTTCTTTTTTTGATTTTTTGCAGATTTTTTAGCTACACTGGTAATTAAAGACGTTTTACCCATCCCTGGCCTTGCAGCAATAACACATATATCACCAGCTTGTAATCCGCCTAATGCTTCATCAAGCTTTTTATATCCAGTCAGAAACCCATGATCTTCCTCTTGTGGGTTATTGTTGGATTCTATGACACTTTTATAGATCTTGAAAATTATATCAAAAAGCTTTTGGATACGATTAGCGCTTTTTATATCAATAATACTAGCCAACATTGTCTGAGCGGAACCTACGGTATCCCAAACCTCTATTGTTTCATCATAAGCATCCCTTTGTATTTCAGAAGTCATGCTTATAAGTTGCCTGGACATGTACTTCTGCATTATTATTAATGCATGATGTTCAATATTGGCTGCAGAAGCAACTCTATTTGTTAACTCGCTAATATAAAAGGCCCCTCCAGAAAATTCCAACTTGCCAGTTTTTCGGAGCTCGTTTGTTACGGTAAGAAGGTCAATTGGCTCATTCCTTGTAAACAAAGAGGTCATAGCCGTAAATATTTCCTTATGTTCGTCTTTATAAAAACAATCAGAATGAAGCAGTCCGGCTATAACAGAATAAGCCTCTCTTTCCAGCATTAAAGCCCCCAATACAACTTCTTCCGTATCAACGGATTGTGGCTGTAACTTACCCATATCCCCCATAATAGTTATAGGGTTCTTGCGCTGTATGCGGGTATTTTTAGTGGGATCTGACATAATTATTCTTTAAATGCTGAAAACGCAACAAACATGTATTTATTTTTTAGTCATTGGTTCGTACTTAGCGCCCTCCGGGGTAGTAAACTCTTTATCTCCAGAAGACCATTTTTGATTATTTTTAACCCAGGTTTTAAAGGTATCATATACAAACTTGTTCTTCTCAATAGACTTATGGTTATTCATACCTTTAAAAATACCAGCCACCAAATGAGGATCATATTTTTGCTGTATGGTAACACAATTTCTGTATGACAACTGGTGAGGCATTTTTGATACATACTTACAATGCTCCTCAATCCATATCTGCAAAGAATGTTTTTTAGGCTCTGGAGAATCATCAAACATGTCTTTTTGTACATACTTACCTACCGGTGTTTTCTTAGGCGATGGAGCTTTTTTTGCAGGCTTATCCTCCGGTATTTCCACTGCTGGAATATGGCCTTTCTCAACATGGTATTTCTGCCGTTGATATTCTCGTTTATAAGCTAATCCTTTCAACAGCTCATCCACAATCGGGCTGGTAAGGGTATAATCATTCATTTTCTTTCCCTCCCCCAGGTGCTTATTGAAAATACCACACTCAGTCCCTTCGTCTATGATATCACATAGAAACTGAAAGCTTATCTTACAATCTTCGGCTAATAATTCAAGTTCCAATTTAGTAAATTGTATTAATCTATTATTTGATTGTCCAAGGTTCTCAAAAAGCATCAATATCGTTCCGTAAATTGATACCTCTATATATTCTGGTCCCAAACGCTTTAATTTAGAATAAGCCAGCTTAAATCGCTTATCATTCCTTAAGTCACATGGATGCGGGAACCTGGCTGCATTTAAAACCGTTTTCCGCCCGACCTTTCGCCCAGGTACAGGTATCTTACTCAAAACTTATTTCTTCAATGATTCAAGAAAGTTTTCCCATTTTTCATTCAGTATAACGAGCTTTATCCCGTATTTATCTGTAGTCTCTTTTGGCCTTGTGCCTATTTTTGGTTTCTTTCGAAGTTCGTCCATCGCATAACCGTAATCCAGCTTATCATCCTTGATAGCTATATTTATTTTACTTTCATGCGGGATATTAGCCATGGCTGCAGCCTTTGCAACTGTTACTGCAGGCAATGGTTTGTTTTCTTTATCCTTTGTATCGGTGATTATCTTTATGTACATCTACTGTGAATTTGAGAGTACAATACTAAGAAAATTAAATTTGATAAACAAATTTGTTTTTAATATTTTTTACAAAGAAAAAGGGGACCAACGAAATCCCCTTTCCTTAATGCGTGATGCATTGACCAATGACCTATAAAAAATAGAACGTAACAAAGGTAAGAAAGTTTTATAAAATAAAAAGGCCCGGATTATTTTATCCGGGCCTGCTTCGAAGCAATCACTTTTATTGCATACTCGCGTTAGTGTTGTCTGAAAAGAAGGATTCGAACCTTCGGCCTCCTGCTCCCAAAGCAGGCGCTCTACGCGAACTGAGCTATTTCCAGAAATTAGTTGCGAGGAAGGGATTTGAACCCTTAATTATTAGGGTATGTGAGCCTAACGTGTTACCAGTTACGTCCACCTCACGATATTGAAACAGCCAAATGCTATTACCGGACAAAGATATAAATTTAATTTAATAACCAAAATTTATTTTTTATGTACCGCATCCTTCACTTTCACAAGAGTAACCAGCATTAACCTCATGGATACGTTCTGCAGAAAGAGTCTCTTTATTCGCCATAATAGAATCATAGGACATTTTATTATCCAACCAAGTACCTTTACCCAACTGCTCTTGTCTAGCAAACCACCTCATTTTAGCAGGATTAATAATACATTCAGTCGCCAGGGTTTCTGGTTTTTTATGAAAACAACCCACACAATTTGAAATTGGGGGAAATTCTATTTGCCTACGTTCCTCAAATAGATTACCTCCTAACCATCCATTATGTTTCCAGTAATCTTGTACATGACGTTTCTCTATCCTGTTCTTTATTAATGGCATGTGGCAAAAACGCCAATCAAAGGTTTCATGATGCATTTGTTTTGAACCATAAGTATTACACCATGTTGGTATTTTAAAACCTCCTTTGTTTTCCCCTCCATTAAAGAACCGTTCCATTCTATCATACTCGTCTGCCCGGAACCCAATTCTCATTTGAACCTTATCTTTTTTTGTATTACCCGTGCTTACTTGATAATACCACCATTCAAAAATTGGGAGCATTTTCATTTCTAAAGTACAATATCTCCTAGCCCAACTAGGTTACCTAGTTGGCTGACCTCCAAAAGTCCTTTTGGAGGTCAGCACATCATCAAACGATTTTCCCCTTGTCCATATAATTTCAGAGCCTAACAACTGCTCTAGATCGCGCATGGCAATAATTGTCTTATCATCTTCGGCCGTGGCTATAAACTCTCCATAAGTGGGTATTTGCTTTTCCAATTTATCATTAACATATTGGATTAGCTTTTTATCATCTGGCGCACACTCAGGATCATTTATGCATACAAGGCTAAAAATATTATAATCGGCTGGATAATGAATAGCCATAAAACTGGAGGTTTCCCCTCCAGAAAGTGAATTAACTGTTTTCATTCCCATCCTGGTATTTGAAGTGAAAGTTGTTTACCGGCATTATCAAACCATTTCTTATCGCATACATTAAGCACTACTTTCGGAAAATACTTTGCCATGCGCTTAATCTTTGTTTTAGATTTGGCATCCAGATATCCCTTTACTTCGGAATACGAAATAGATCCATCATTAGCGATAACCTTAAAATCTATTTTGTAGGAATTGGTACCATGTTTTATCCCTTCAAACCAGAATGTTTCTGATTCATATTCCCAATCCTTAATAAGGTTTGTTCGAACCATAAAAGCCAGGTATCTGGCATAGTTCTTTTCCCATTTACTTCTCAGATAGTATCGCTTGCCGTCAATTTCAAACCATCCAGATTGATTATTAAAAACTCTCCGGGGCCGGTGAGGTAACTTAGGATTAAAGGGATTCTTTTTTTTAGCTTCTTTGACCTCTTTAGTGGCCCTTATAAGCTGTTCTTTTGGTGATTCCATTGATTTTTTCGTTGTCATTGGTAAATAAAAAGGGGAAAACCATATCGGCTTCCCCCATACTAGTAGACTAAAAAAGAAAGATAGATAAGCAGGAAAATTACAGAAACCTGATTATGCTGTAGTATTGATCGTGCTGATTATTGTAGCTACACTGGTAGCAGAATAATAAAGATCAGGAATGTTACCACTGGTCTGTACGGTAACAAGAGTTGCGCAACCCGCAACGGACGTATCCGGCTGGATTGATAAAATTTTACTTACCGGGACACCAATGGTAACAGCAGATGATAATGGGTTACCATTATCATCGCCTGCGTTTTTCTTTAGGTATGCCAGTGATAGGGTTTGGATTGTTGATCCCATTTTCTTAAATATTTAAGGTTTAAACAAATTTGTATATCAAAGGTAAAACTTTTTTTAATACCACGTCCACCATAAAAATTTATGGGAAGACTTAATATCAATGAAGTCAATACCAACTATTTTAGTATTTGGGTTTTTAGATACTGCAGTACCGGTTACATGAGCTTTGCCTAGAAACCAGGATCTTTTAATAGCGCCTACGAACTGGAGTGAATCTTCGGATTGGATCTTTAAATCCCATGTTGAATCGCCCTCCTCTCTATACCCGTGAATATGGAACCATTTAGAATCATAATTTATGGCCTCAACATGCACTGTATCATAAATTGTACTATCCTTACCTTTAGTATATATATGGTTATTGGTTACAGTATTTGTACCAACATAACTACGTGCATCCTTCTGGTTTAATTTCAATTCCTTTATAGCTGATTTTATTTCATCCAGCTCCGGAAGTTTCATATTCTTAAGTTGCTCCATAGTATAGGCTTGTTGCTCAACCTGAGCTGCCATAAGTCCCGATTTTGTTTTATAGTGGGTAAGACTATCCCTGGAAGTGTTTATGCTGGCAGATAGGGTTTGTTTTTCTTCTTTTAGATTTATATACCCATCAAGCAGAAAGCCTGAAGTAACAAATAGTATAACTACAATTAAACTCAGGATTAAAGTAAGTCTGTTCATTTCGTTGCTTTTTTATGGTTATTAGCCGCTGGAGTCATTTTAGCTTCATCAGTATCGGTTACCGGTGATTTAGATCTCCTATTCTTTTTTACCTCATTATCAATATTCCCAGTTTCAGTAAACTTTTTTAACCTGGATATAATAAATACTGGAGGAAAGTGGTCATGCCCTAATTGTGCCATACTCTCAAAAATAGAAAGTATGATCGCCACAAACATTGTACTTTGAACAATTATATTCAGGTAATCAAATCCAGCGCCAATGACGCTTGAGTTATTCAATACAATAAAATGCCCAAAAATATTCATTACAAATAATGTGGTACCATATTTTACAATCTTATCAAAGAATAGGTGAAAGCAGTCATACGATAATTTTTTCTGGCGCCATTGTACATAGGCCCGGATGAATAGATCTACACATAAGGCAATAAGAACCATTGTGGCTGTTTCCCAATTTGAGAAAAGGTATTTGTTTATAAAAAAAACAACAGGCTGTACAAATACGCTTAGCATGGTGGCAGAAAGGATTCTACTTACAGCGTTTCCGCCATGGTAAGCTACAAAGGCAGTTGTGAATACTATTTTCATTTCTCTAATTAGGGTATATTTAAGATCAACTTTAGTATGTAATGTGTTCATTTTATATATTATATATGTAAAACATGTCAAAGATAAAAATTATTGATAAAAAAAGGGAGATATTTTGTTATACCTCCCTTCTCTTAGCCAGGATAAATAAAAGCTTTAGCAGCCTTTACCGCCTTTCGGCTTTTTTTTCGCGAATCGGATTCCGTACATAACGCAAAATTATTAAATGGTTAAAAAAAAGTGACTTATTAAGTGTACCAATATTCCACATCAATAGTGGTTCCGCTTCCATCAATAGTCATGGGAATTAGGCCATAATCATTTTCATATTCCTTCTTCTCTCCGGCTAAAAATGTAGATAACCCATCAACTACGGCTGTGCTAGATCCAGTATTGGTTAATATTATTTTATGAGCAACATGGTTTTTTACCCGATATAATGGTGCCCCAGCCTTAAAGTCAAGAACTCCTGGTTCCATATCAAGACGCTGAGAGACATTATCGGCTATTGCCGGCAGGCTGTAGTTAGCCATAATCCGGACAACTTGGTTACTATTTGAATCATAAATATAATCATCATCATTTAGTAATGTAAAATCAGTGCCGGTTCCTATTAGCACATCTCTATTGTAAGTAGGATCTACACCTGCAGTATGTGTCGATACTGTAAATGTACCATTTGTTCCGGGAGCAGAAGCAACGCCCAAAACTGTATTTGTTATTTCTACCCTATGAAGCGCAACATTGTTATTAGGGGTAAATATAGCATGTGTAGGGTCAAATGAATTTATAGCGTTTACTATTTTAGAGGCAATAGTCGTAGCGCTATCATTATTTGCATAAACGACGTGTATCCCAACGCCACCTAAAGCTGGATCTATACTCGAACCATTATCTAACCATGCGTAATATGTAGTAGTAGGTGAATGGAATGCAATGTAAGTAGTAGATAAATTGCCTGACACGTCTGCGGTGGTTACAAAATATACAACTTGTGCTATCCCAGGAGTAACCTGTTCGGAGGAAATAGTCCCTGACATAAGTTCAGCATCCGGGATACACATAGTAGTAGATGTGGATAGATGCTTTTTTAATCCTGAATGATGTATTGGCATAGCTTTATCTTATTTAAGTGTAAAATTATGTAAAAATTATTTATCTGTTCTCTTTATCAAATTATTAAGTTGATCCTCAGTTGGCAATGGCTGATTCTTATCAATGCGCTGCATTAATTGGTTAACAATGTCAGTCATGTAATAATCTAGCTGTATCCCTTTTTCTTTGTCGTCCGGGTTATCGCTTTTCTTTAAATGATTTGCTGTTGTTGCATATACAGATAAATCGTTAGAATACTTTTTAATCAAATCATCCTGATCTAATATATAGTTATGGACAAAATCATCTTTCGATAAATCGTTAATATCATCCAATACTTTATTGGCCTCAGTTTCATTTTTATCAGAAACAAGTTCAGTATATTTATCGTGTAAGGCTTTAAAATGATTTTCTTTTTGATGTAGATCTTTCAAAAAGGCTTTAAAATCCTGCCCTGATTTACTTTGGCTAGCCAAATAAGATATTGCTGCATCAAATTGTTGAGGAAGTAATAAATTACCCAAATCGCTAGTAATGCTTGTGCTGTTATCGCTTATTTCTCCAGTTGTGATCTGGCTTAAAGCTTTGGCAGTAAACTTGGCAGCTCCAGCCGCATACCCCTCGCATAATTTTTGCAACATTATAGGTGATCTGTTAAGGCGTTTACCCAACTCCTTATATACATTTGGTGTCCATGGATAGTATTGGTCTGCCGGTATTTTACTGAGCATCCAGGCTGGGACTTCATCTTTTTGGCTAAAGAAAGAATATCCTCCTTCGCCAGTATTATATTCTACCAGTGGCCTTAATGCAGAAGGAATAGACATGCCTACAGATCCTTTCCCATCAAGTGGATTCAAATATGAATATTGGGATGCTACACTATTCGCCAATTCAGAAACGGTATGACGGTTCATTGATTGATTGGCCTCCAGGGAATGCCTTAATAAGCCCCCGAACAAGATCTGGAAAAACCCTTTTGGTACCCATTGAAACTTCCCTGTACCGATTGGTATCTCATACCCCAAATCTCTTTTCCATGATGGCAATTCATAGTATGCCAGCCTATGTTTTTTCTTTTCTTCCTCATCATCAGTCCATGGTACTTCATTATTTAGATACCAGGCTAATAAATCTACAACCATCCATATAGCGGCAATTTTAGCAAAGTTCTTAATAGGCTGTTTTTCGCCTCTTAATATTTTACCCATTATCTCCCGGTTAAGTCTGGTCCAGGCAATATTGGCCGTTAAGAAATAGAAGAACTTATTTAAGAATCCAGCCCACGAGCCTTTGATGGAAAAGTCTACAGTTCTATTTCTCTCTTGGTAAACAGCTTCAAAAACATTACCAGTGAGTTTATAAGCACTTTTAAAGGCTACCATTCTATTACTAAGCTCTGAGAATTGCCCCATTTTATAAAGGAAATGCTTATCGCTGAAAACATTACCAATAGTGTTAATATAGTGCAATACACTATTTTTTACGCCTGTTTTTAATTTGTCATGATTCTCCTGACGCTCATCCCGTAGATTATATAGGCCCATCATATCCCCGCCTGCGGCCAGGGATAACCATTCATCAATACTTTTATTGCCGGTCATTATAGATTTTGCCAAAGATGGTATTACCTTTCCGAAATCTATAATTGAATGCCCATATTCCCCGGCATTAAAAGAAGCGCCTCCAAAGTCACGAGCCATGTTGTTTAAAATCCATGTAGGATTAAGGTTTACAGCTCCATTTCTTAACCCTTGGTTTAATGCATTAAGGAAGGGGGCAATGGCGGTAGCGTTAAAAGCTGCCGTTACTCCTTTTAATTTATCCTTATAGGTAAGATAATCATAAAGGTCTTTCGGGATCTGATAATACTGAGGAATCATTTTTTGAAAAAAACCATCCTCAACAGTTTGGTATGGCCGGGTTGGATCATCTTCAATATGAAGTTCTTTCATGCCGCCTCCTTTAACGATTTCGCCATGTATATCGTAAGCATCAGGCCCATAAACTTTAAGGACACACATGCCGTCTAGAGACGGATCTTTTGACTTCATTCTAAAAATAGGATCCCCAAACTCGTCATATCCCGATATAGCAACAGTATTTTCTGGAATGCGCTGAATTGTCTGGAATCCAATTTCATGGAAGAATTTTACAAGGCTCCAAATATGCCTATTATCATTAGCTGCTTTCATTAAGGAAAAAGTATTCTCAATCAATGCATCTAATGATTTATGCATATTGTTGATATCCTTTAAATCCAAAATGCTGATTGGCCTTACCGGATCTGCTGCACTAAGGCTATCAACTCCATTTCTGGATATTATTTCGCCTTTCCCTTCGTCTGCGCTTATATCTGATAGCATTGGTACATATATAGGATGAGTGCCAACTATTGCGTTATACTCGTCCTCTGTATACCTGCCAGCATCTTTAATATACTTAATAAGCGCCTGATTATATGCAGCCAGGTCAGCGATTACCTTTTCTACCCGGGCTGAACCCAAATCTTTTGTGATTTTGGCAACAGCCTCTTCATATACCTTAACACTTTCTCCGGTTGCGGGAGAACCCCTATCATATAGTTTCCCTAATTCATGATAATGAAGTATCCTTTTTGCGAATAATAAAGTTTCAAGATCATTTACAATACCTTCATCAATAAAAGGTTTTTCAATAGATAACAATGATGGCGCATTGCTCCATTCTATTCGAGCACCGTCTTCACTTAACAATCCGTTTGGTCCCGGAACAATACTAAATGGAGCATGCTCAACAAAAGCTTTAACCTGGCCTCCAATCCCATAAAGCATGTTAATGCTATAATTTATATTATCCTGTAATTGACCAAGCTTCTCTTTCTCGTCTGCAGTCAATAGTCCTTTCTTATCGTAGAAGTAAGCATTCATTAAATTATGTTCTACATACCTATCATCAAAAATAGCCAGTTCATATTTTGTTCTACCTTTCCGAACTGCCTTATTGATATACTGCCTAGGGTTAAGCATAAAATTACGGGTGAATGATCCCAAATCCGATGGATCTCCTGCAGCCATTAATGACATTACCTTTGCTTTGCTGTCCTGCATTTCATAGGTAGCCCAATCATTTCTGGCAGTTTTTAAAGCTATGCCAATTTGATAGTTCCCTTGATTATTAGCATCGGATATGATATTATCAAAGAAGTCATAAAACGTAGGGCAGTCTTTTAAAACGCCTCCTGGATCCATTATGTATCTCCGGATAAACTCTGCTATACCTTCTTGAACCCTTACTTTCTCGCTGGCATTCTCATATTTCTTAATACCAGTAATCCTTGGTAAATCAGCACTCAAAATTTCATGCTTCATTACTATTTGTTCATTGGTAGGATTCTTTACATTAAGGGTATCAGATAACCCCATTTCTCCGATATCAAGAGCATGCGCCATTTCATGCGCAAACACTTCAAAATCAGAAAGGCTATATTTTATACGGACAATACCATTTGTAGGCATGTAAAAACCTTGCAATGATCTTGATCTCTGCATACGAGCCCCTTTAAATCCAGCTCGTATTTCACTACCTAGCCCTGCATTAAGGTTATTGATCATATTGTTGGAAATATCTGAGGTGGATATAAATTTCTTTTTACCCCTTAGTTTTATTTCCTTTCCGGTAGGTGGAACCATTCCTGGAGCTGGAGGAACCGTTGGTCTCTTTGCGAATATTGAAAATAGGTCTCCTTGTTTCCCTGGCTGTCCCCTTGATGGTTGTGGAGGTGGTACACCATCTGGAGCATCAGTCATTATAATAGGTGGTTCTGGATCGTCTTCTGGATACATTTCAGGCATAGAGTCAATTTCACCAGCCTCGTATTTATCAACATTAGCAACAAATTCATCAAATACCGCAGGTCTTTTCTTTTCTGGTACAGTTGGTAATATATCTTCAACAAGGGTACGGCTAGCCCCATTTATAAGCTCTCTCTTTTTTTGGAATTGATCGAAAATAGGTGCATTATCCTGAATTCTGGCAACAATATTTTCTATTTTACCTTTTATATTACCTTCTCCATTTATATTGTAATCGGCATTTTGTAATGTCCTCTGGTAATCATCAGAATTCATGGTCTCCTGCAGGTTACGCCTTTCGTCAGAATATTTTTCAACATTGTTTTCTGAATTTTGAATAACCCTATTAAGAATATTACGTACATCGTTTAAAGTATAATGACTAAGCTTATCAATATCAGTCATTGCATTGTAATTGCTAGAGGTAGTTAATTTTTTAATCCGATTCTTAGGCATTACTTTGGTACCATTAATCACCTCCTGTGTATATGCATGAAATGTTATTCCAATCCCTTCCAGAAGTCCAGTTATATTAAAGAATGTCTGGGTCATGTTCCAAAAAGTATGGCTATGTCCTTCTAATAACTGCTTAATAATATCTATTTTGTATTGCATTGGCAGTTCATCAACATACTCCCTAATCGGATACCAGCGTTTGTCCTTACGCAAATCTTCAATATCCCGCCTCTGCAATTCTGCCAGATTTGAAAGTCTATCGTTAAGCTCCTCGGATTTCTTTTCTGTATCCGGAGCTGGTTCATCCATTATTTTTTTACGGAACTCATTGTACCTCTCTATAATTTTAGACCGATCCTTAATAAAGGCTTCATTATTATCAATGTTTTTATAAGCTTCTGCAAACTGTTTATCGAATTCATCTTGCTTATCAATCAAAGAGATAATATGCTGTACATATTCTTGCGATTTTAACTTATCGGCTAATGCTCTAAAGTTATTAATATCATCCGCCAGGGAATCCAACTGAGATTCGTTTGATGAATTTTTAGCTAATACAGTTCTATAAAGACCCATTCTATTAAGCAAACCATCCCGTTCCTTTAATGTATCGGTATATTCTCTTATGCGAGGATCCTTTGTATTTGCCGTCATTTGCTCAAATTGCTGGAGGAGGATACTATTTTCATCCATATCTCCAGTTTCCATTGTCAAATTCGTATCATCGCTAAAATTGTCCAGCTTATCAAGGTTGAATAACTGTCCTATGAATTTTTGTTTTGTACTTAAGAACTGGAGCATTAATACCTCTGATCCCCCTTCTGATGTCCAGTTATGAGGTGATGAAATAAAATTAAGATTACCCTGCCTAACATGGCGACCAATTCTTTGTATATATTCAGATGGTTTAAACGGCAAATCAATATGGTGAGAAGCTGTAGTAGTATACTGCAGGTTCATAGCGTTACCCATGCTTTTGGTAGATCCAAATAAAAAACGTACTTCGCCATCATTATATAGATACTGAGCTAAGTCTCTATAATTAGGCTTACCGGCTGGCTTAACTATTTCTTGCATGATAGGTTCACCGTCTTCATCAAGTTTCATTTCCTGTGCACCAGTTTCAGGATTAAGCTCATAAATTGGCTCTTCGGTTCTTTCTTCGGCAAGATTATCGAATGCCGCAATAGCCTTTTCTCTTTTTTCAGGGCTATTGCCATAATATAAATCAAGGATTTCATTAAGCTTTTTAGGATTGACAAGATCCCCTGCGGTTTTGTCAATCTTCATAAAAAGTTTATCATTGTTTTTAGAAGGAGGAAGCAACGCTTTTATTTCCTTGATATATTCATCCTGGGCATTGAACCCTGGCAAGTCAGATCTTTGAGCAACATCACTAAAGAATAATTGGCCATTTTTAACGGAACGCAATTGCCTTTGTCCATTATCGGAAACCCCTAAATTATAATATTCAACCCCTCCAATATCAACCTTTTCAAGATTTTTACCCTCTTCAAATAAGAAACTTTTTACGGCTTCTCTCGCAACTGATTTTATTTTAGAATCATATCTATGACTATCGTCAATTAGAGGATTAAATAGCTTAGTATGAACGATACCAGATTTTACGGCAGTGAAAAGAGTAATACCAGATTCACCCAATAATCTAATCTGGGCATTCATACGTTTTAAGGTCTCTTTATAAACTGCTATTTTATTCCGGTCTTCTAAGGTAACTCCAGTCTTTTCTAGGGCTTTTATAGCTGACTTTAACTGTGTGGCCTGTATATTTAACCGTTTACGATCATCTGAACGCTGTTTTGATCCTGCTTTGTCTTTTGCCAACTCGGCTATCTCCATTGCTTTGTATGCAGCATAGAACCCCATAACCCTTTTTTCTGGGGTTGCAGGTAATATATGGTTTATTGGCTCATTTATCGGAATAGGTCTGCCAGCTTCTCTAAATATACCATCCATCTTTTCTTGTAAAAGGATATAAAATACATTATTAATAATCCTTTTAAGCTGATTTGGGTTTGTAAGACCGACAAACGTGTCTTTAGCCTTTATTTCACCACTGGCTCTGAATGTTTCAATAGGTCTGATTTCACCATGAGCTGAAACAAAATCATTGAAAGTATTAATTCCCGCATCCTCCAGGATCTTTGGGTTTATTGATTTTATGGTTTGATAAATTTCGGTAGCACTATTCGTTACTGGTGTACCAGTAAAGTAAAACACGTTACGTCCATTATTGTTTTCTTGGATATATTGGGTAAAATTCCTCATTATGGCAGCTTGATCGGAAGCTGCTGCACTTATACCAGATACGTTTTCATATCCAGACATTGCAGTTTGGATATTTTTATACATATCAGCCTCGTCCACCATTAATGCATCAAATCCTAACCTATCTCCAGATATATTATTGGAATCTGTTAATCTCCTATATCTTAATTCTTCGGCCTTTTTTACTTGTTTATCAACGATTTTAAGGACTCCTTTTAAATCGCTTTCAAGCTTTTCCTTCTGGGCCTTAGTCTCAGCACGGTCAATTTGGTTCAATAAGTTGTCCCTTAAATTATAGAACGGCTTTAAGTCCTTTTCAAGGTTTTCAATTTGTTTGGATGCTGATAGCTGCATTGTGTCATTAAATGTGCTATGAGCTATTAGCACAATAGGATAATTATTTACAGCTACATCGGCTATATCATCATGTTTCGTTTCAGTGGTTATCGTTTTATATTTTAATCCTGGGAATACAAGTTTTATATGTTCTTCCCACTGTTTCATGGCTTTATTTGGCACAACAATAAGTATTTTATTAGCCGATTTATTTTTGGTTATCAATGCAGCAATTACAATATGTGTTATTGTTTTACCAGAACCAACGGCCATATTATTATATCCATACATTTGGTCAACAGACTTATGAACAGCTTCATTCTGCCATGGATCCAATACTAAAGGTTTACCCCTGAATGTTTCAGCCATTCCGTCAACATGAACTTTTTCAAGGTTTACCTCTTTATTATAAATAGCGTATTGGTCATTATAACGCATGTGTAGACTATTTGCCACGTCTGCAGGAAGCTCGTTCTTAAAAAATGTATTCATCTTACCTGATAGATAATCATTCCTCTCATTTGTCAATTCCAAATCCGGAATCATGATAGGTTTATTATCCTCATTTAACACTGGATTCCCCAACATATCCCTTTTAGGAGACATTTCGAATTCCTTATTTATCCATCTTACGATCATCCCCTGGGTTACAGCCTGATTTGAAAGAGTGTGCCCTTCTATATTAAGACCGTTTTTAAGGGTATCAAACCTATAAGCCCCCTGCGCATCATTGGCAAGCGGATCAAAATAATATGCATTTGGGGAAACTGGAGAACCCAATAATGATTCCACAAAAGGGATAACATTTTCCACAAACTTTACAGCCTTTTGGTTTGGCTGGAAAACAATAGATTCTATAGGTATTTGTGGAATTGTCCTTTTCAGTTCCCTCAGCTTTTCAATAGCTATATTTGAATTGTGCCATGGCGTATCATTATTCTCTATATGCTGCTCTATTGCATTTATATTAGTGGTTATATTCCCAATAGCATAATCTTCTATCTTGATCAATTTAAGTTCATCTGGGTGCATGTAATCAACCATATACACGCCTCCCTGAGTAACTGAATTGACGAAATCCTGCAATGGTGATTCTGAATTTACTAACCCTTTTAAATCATCCGATAAGTCAGGTATTTTAGAAAGATCATTTTCATTATCCTTTAAGTAATTAATAAAATGCTCTACGTTTATGGAACGGCTGAAATCAGACTTAACAGACGACATAATATTAATAAGATCTTCTGGAGTGGTAACCTCCCTACGAGTGGTAAAGTTTACATTCTCTTTAAAAATACCTTTCCATCTATCTTGTGGCAATCGTTTACCAGAATAGTTAGTCATTAAGTTATCTAGTGCAGTCAATACATAATACCTGCTATCTGAATTATTATTCCGGGATCCTTTCAGATATTTTGAAACCACAAAATCATCCCCAAATTTTTCAAGGTTGTTTTTTATCAGAAACTTTTCAACCATATCTCTCAATATGGCCCGGTTCTTATCCTGATCAACTGGATTGTGTACAGCATGGTTAGCCTGAACAATAGCATCATATTGTTTTATCCTATCCAGAACCAATTGGAAATCATCTGATTTTTTTATAACTGGTGAAATATCCTGGTAAAGAGAACTTTTAGATAAATTATATACATCAGACATTACCTTCATGAATTGTGGTATCTTGTCTACGGGTACAGAAGCGGTTGCTAATGCTAGATATTGCTTCTGTAATTCATATGGGATATTAATTGATTCTCTGGTAGCTCTTTTCTGCTTAGAGTTCTTTATTTCAGATTCGGCATATAAGGATCTAAGGGTAAAACCACTATTGAAAGAAGCGGCTTTATTGGCAGATTTCTCGCCAAATTCTTCTTTTATCTTTTCAAGCGCTATTTCTTCCAGGATCTTTTCTGATAGGTTATTCTTACGATAAACCATATCATTGATTATTACCAAAGAGCCATTTGGGTTCCCGTCAGGTGGAAAGAAAGCCTTGTCTCCGATTCTTGTAATAACTGATACGGCTTTATTTTTAGAAACTGGCCTATCGCTTAAGGAATCAATTAGCTCCTTTTGTGCATCATTAAAATTGCCCCCTTTAATAACAGCTTTTGGACCCCATCTGGTATATTGTACATCAATATTATTGATATCTGTACCTTTATATAAGTAATCATTTATAGGAGCTATTATTCTAGCCTTTATAGAACTACCATCATTTGTATTTATGACTGCCTTTAAGTTCTCAGACCATGATGGTAATAATTGACCGTTTTCATTGAACATTAAAGAGAATAATGGATTACCAGCAATAACATTTTCCATTGGGAATGAATCAGTTATTTTACTACGCATATCATCCTCAATAACCGGAAATATATGACGTTTCATGTCATAACTATACCCGCCACCTATATGGGATGATGGGGCTATTTGGTTGATAGTATCACTATACAGTTTTTTTATAACTGGATCCTCAATGCCTTCCCAAAGAGTTCTTATTTTGGTTTGAGCTGATTTAAGATAATTTTTTCCTTCTGGAGTATTACCAATTTGTATGCTTCTGTCATAAGATTTAAGGAATTGTTCGTTTTTGTCTGCAGATAACATGCTTGATTTAGCATAGTTAATGGCAGTTTTAAAATCAATGCCCAACTGATCGGCCAACTTCCGTATATTATCGCTTAACGTCTTATTCCCTAAAAGGGCAGATACCTGGTCAACGGTTTGTTCACTATTAACTACGAAATTTTTAATAGTTGACTGAGCTGGTCCAGTCCAGTTTCTTGTCGCACTTTGGATAATAAAATCTTCATCAGTCCTTTTTCGGAGGATAATTAAATCGGTAGCAACATTCGTTCCAGCTATCTTTTTGAAAGTTCCGGGATCCAATCTTATACAATCTAAGAAATCAGATGATTCCAGCATACTTTTACGTGCTGCATTATCTTTTTTATCCATGGTTCCTGTAGAAGTGATCCCCACAAAGACGCCCCCTGGCTGCAAGTTCTTTAAATTCTCCAGAATAAATCCATCATGAAGTAAATGCCCGTTCATTACGGAACCAGCATCAAAAGGAACATTTGTTACAATAAGGTCATGTTTTGGGATACCTCTTTGGCTTTCGGTATATCCTTTGATACCTGGAGTTGTAATTCCCTTGAATGTATCTACATGGTGAGTAAAGAATGAAACCTGCGGATAAAGAACCTTTGCGATCCTGATAGCTATTGATTCTGGTAGATCTACACCAGTTACTTTGAATTCACCGGTAGAAATTTTATCAATAATTGATTGTGGCAATATCCCGATAAGGTTCCCAATACCTACTGCAGATTCTAGCATATTTGTAGAATTGGATAATATGCCCGCATTATCAAGCATTTTATAAATACTGTCACCGGTAGTTGGTGGCGTAAAATGTTCGTAGTCTTTTGCCTTTTCTCCATAATTGTCAGGCAAGTTCCCCCGGCCAGAATACTGAGCCAATGTTTGTAGATCTTCTGTTGTAAGGGCAGTTCGTTCACCTGATTCTATCTGTTTTAAAAGATTCTCTGCTTCGGCATTCGCCTCAACCCTGCCAGTACCCATTTCTACATTAATACTGTAGTTGAAAAGCTTATCAAGACCTCTCATAGGTTCTGATAAGTTTGGTTCTGATACACCAGCATGTAGCGCCTTAAACGCTTCCTTTAAAGCTGTTTTCGCAGCGGCTGGAGTTTCTTCTACTGGCGCTGGTTCTATTGGGGTTTCATCAACTGGAGTAACTTCTTTTCTAAGCCTTGCCGCTAGATCAGATAATGTAGGTCTTTCAGGATCTAAAGATCTTGCAACACGAGTTTTCCAGGCATCCTCCAGATATGGTTTTATTTCATCCCCAAAATCTTCAATTAAAGATTTTGCCCAATCCCCAAAATCATGGAGCCCTTCTTTTACAAGTTCATATCCATACTCAACGGCAGCAATTAAAACACCAGGATCTAATCCAACATTCATATTTCCTCTGGCTCTACGTAGTTCATCTTGAAGTTTTTTAAACCGTTGCTGTTTTGCGGTTAAAGGAGGCTCTTCTTCTTGTGGTTCTTGAATAGGCTCATCTTTTGGAGGATTATTGCTTGTCGTTTCTTTTGGTTCAGCCTCTGGCCTTGTAAAGTTTGGTTCATTTTCAACATGCCTATACGCCAAAAAGTCAGCTAATGGGAATTCCCTATTTGGCATACCTTCTGAATCCTGAATACCTCTAATAATCGCCACATTGTCTCGAGTGCCAATAAGCCTATATTTTTCTAATGCAGGATTACCGCTATTATGAACATATACTTTCCCGATCTCATAATTAAGTTTAGGCTTTTTGACTGGATAAGGACTATTTTTAGGATCTGATATTTTTTTAGGCTTAGGTTCTTTTTTAGGTGCCAGCCTATCAGTTTCGTATTTATCAAATTTTGATTTAACACTTTCATAGATCGGCTCAGTAATAGAATTCTTTTGACCATTGATATAGTCCTCTGAATAATCTGCCTCGTCTCCTGTTATAACGCCTTTATCAACCAATTCCTTAATAGTATCAGGCGTCAGTTCCCGTCTGCCTGGTATTGGTCCTCGCTGCTCGGCCCCTCCGGTATTTGCCCCAACATCTTGTGAGCTGCTATCGCCCTGGCTTTCGACCTTATCTCCGTTTCCCCCATCGGTTTCCCGTATATCTGCCGGTATATCCTTTTCAGTCTGGCTGTCACTTTGAACGGCCCTGTCTTCAATTGCTGTGTCTTGTTCATATTTTATTGCGTCATTTGGTGTAATTGTAATTCCTAACCCTTCTTTTTGAAATTCTTCAAAATACTTAGCATCTTCTTTGGATAAAGGCTGTGCAAACAAATCCCCCTGAGCTTTACCCGCCTGGTGAACTAACCCTTTTTCTTGTTGTAGTTTTAATAACTCTTTATTTAAAGTTGCCAGAAGGTCTTTATATTGCTGTGTTTTCTCCTCCAGTTCAGCGCCAGTTATGCCATTCTTTATAAAAAGATTCGTTTTGTTGGCTAATTGGTCTTTCGCAGCTTTTATCTCAGCGTTTAGATCGCTTATACTTTTCTCGTATTCCTTTTCTGCAGCAGTTCTATAAATAAACCTTTCAAGGTTCAATGGCTGAGCTGGATCAAAGAATACGTCACCGGTAACATTCTGAACCTTCTTTTGAAAATCAGTCATGTTGGTAAAACTACCTCCATGTTTAAGCAGATACTTAAACATTTCTTCTTCATGGTTATTGGTAAGCCTAGGCTCTTTGGAGCGCATATTGCCAATCCATTCCGCTATTTTTTGAGTATTTTTCCTTGAATCAGCATTTTCAGCCTTTTGAAGAGTTTTTAATGCCGTTATAGCTGTTCCTTCTGGATTTAGGTATGAGTAATTCCAGACTTCACCGAAATTATTATTTTCAGCCTTTCTGGCAAGTTTTTTTAGTTCTGCTGGATCAATGCCTCCGGCTACTCTTTTATCGTAATAAAGCTTTGCCCTATCGGTTAAATCCTCTGGAGTACCCGCATTATTGGAATTCTTAGCAAAATCAATAGCTTCTGCTTCGGTGCCATTAAAAAATACAGAAGGAATAGCATTTTTATTTGATCTTTTATATCCTTCCAGCCTAGAGTGCCCTGCCAGAACATAGGTTTTACCATCTTTAGGATCTTTCCATAACATTATTGGATTTTGAGCCATTAATGCCGGGTTGAAGTTTTCAGCTACGTTTTTAGCTGTTTCTTCGGCAAAGTCCTGAGATCTATTCTGGAACCGGCCTTTATCAATATTTATATCCTTAATTGGAAAGTTTACTGCAGCGTTTTCAACTAATTCCGGTTTTGATTCCTCTTTAGCTGGGACATATTTACTTTTAGTTATTTTACGTTCACCACTTAAAGTTGTATATGCATGTTCAAAAAAGCCACTAGCGTTTTTAATACCATATTCTTGAATATCTCCTGCTCTATCTCCTTCTGGAGTATCCATTAAATATTTACGCCTCGACATAAAAGTTATACCTTGTGGATTATAATCTTTTTTGCCGTTTTCGTCAATTTCAAAAGGCATTAATTCTATTTCATCAAGCGAATATTTGCCATTTGATGATAGTCTATTATTTTTTTTAAGTGTTACTTCATAATGTGTTCCAGATTCATTGGTAATTATATCCCCAATTTTAGCATGATCCATTAAAAAATCATGCATAGGTTTTGCATTACCTATTTTTTTAGATTTTAATCCCGCATTCTGAAAGTTTTCATCAGTATTTTGACCTTCACTACTAGCACTAATAGTACCTGGCTCAAATATTGGCTTACGAGCATCTTCTATTGGAGGTACAGGAGTAATATTCCCAGAAGGCGTACTTTCAGTTTTCGCAGCGGATAACCTTTTGTTTACTTCATCGGCTATTTCCGTTGCTGCATTAAAACCTTTTTTAAACTTTCGCTGGATATCTTTAACCTCAACTTTATCTAACCCATTTTTGGTAGCATCATCAAAGGCATCTTTGATATCATCTTCGGTATACGGCATAACAACTTTTGGCTTGCCATTTTCATCAGTTGCACCACTCGATATTGGGACTACAGGAACTTTCTTTTCTGGTTCTACGGGTTCTAATTTAGATACAGATCCACCAGCCAATATTTCTCCATTACCCACAGGTATATTGTCGGACGATTCGGCCTCTTTATTTTTACCCGATACTTTCGCTGTACCAGTTTCATCTGGTGTATTTTGGTTATCGGTTTTAGGTTCATTTTTTTTGAGAATTATTCTAGTATAAGGATCTTCTCCAGTTGGCCTTGATCCCCTCGAAATCTCTTCTATTTTTTCATTTTCACCAGTCAACGGGTTTTTAATTAAATCCCCCTCTTTTATATCATTACCAACATTTTGGTGAATTATAAATTCTTGAGTATCCCCAACAGGGCCATTAGGGACTAATTTATCCGTTATACCGGGTATATTTATGGGTTCTGTACTTGTGGATCCAGTTGGCAAAACCTTACCCGTATTTTGGGTTTCTGGTTGCTCTGCCTCAGTGCCTGTTGCCTCCGGTTTCTTTTTGGCATAATCTTTCCACTTATTGAAAAATTCCGCAGACGCATCCGGATCATATTCAGCAAATTTTTGCCATAAAGGATCTGTTTTAATAAAGTTTTCAGGATCACCTATTATCCCATTCCTAAAATGATCCTCAACCTTATCTAAAAAGTTAAATTGATCTTCTGTTATATTTCTTAAAGGAGTTTCAGCAACGCCCTTCTTATGGACAACATGCATGGCCAGCATAATTTCTCCCAGATCGCCCAGCTCTGCCAGGCTATTTACCCAGGATGGAGCCTTACCACGGCCTTTGCTGTTATCTTCTGGATAATAGTAATCCTTTATTGCTGTACCGATTTGGGTTAAGTCTTTTATTGACTTTTTTATCAATAAATTACCTACCCTACCATCGTCTTGGTTCTCTGGAATTTTATCAACGGCCTCGTTAAATGCAGCGGTACCCAAATTAAAGGCACTCATTTCAGGCGTAACGGCTCCAAATGCACTGAAATAAGATTTGGCTATACCTGCAGTAACGCTTATCAGCCCCTTCAGGTCTCCATGGCTTAAATCATTAATTCCTCCGGATACCTGTTCTCCACCCTGCTTAATCCCAGATCCGGTTGTACTGGCAATATATCCAATAGGATTAATCAAAAATCCCATTACGCCAGCTTTCTCCGGATGATCCCAAAATTCAGAATCGCTTAATAAAGCGGCATCATGCGCCCGCTCTTTAGCGGTTAACGCATCATTAAAACCACCTCCCTGATTTTGATTTCTTTCATCCGAATCTTTATTCACCTGAGCCCATTGGCTTTTCAAATCATATTCCCTGGCCTTATCATCATTCCCTAATTTGGCCTGCATGTATGAAATATTCCTGAGAATATCTGGATTGGCTCCATGCGTGTCGTCAGCATTAGCCGCTAATTCAAAATGCTTTAAGGCTGCTTTTTGTAAAGCATCCATATCAGCATTATTCTTGAAGTAATCAGGTGATTCAGATAATTTAGCAAGCGCATATCCAGCGCCATAATTACCTAAATAACTTTGCGGATCTTGTGCCAGTATTTTTTGGTAATAAGGGAGAGCCTGATCTGGAGCATTTTCAACCAGTTCATTGCCCAACCCATAATTGGCCTCCATGTCGTCCGGATTAAGCTGCAAGCGAGCTTTAAATGCACCAGCCTTAGTATTAGTGCCGGTGCTTAAATTATAGTTCCGGATAGCTTCTTTTCTGGCATGTAACTGATCTTCTTTTGTTACAAACTGTTTTGGAGGAGTATATTCAATGCCATTTGAGGCATCTTTATCAATTTGAGTTAAGCGCTGGTTTATTTCATCATCGCTTAAATGTGCAAATTCTGGATATGACTGTACCCAATATTCTTTTGGATGCTGAGGTGTTACGAAATTAGTATCAAGCGGATCTGTTGTAGGTATTGGCGTTCCTCCAGTAATTGGGTGAGGCAAATTCATATCCTGAACGGTTTTCAAGACATGACCCATAAACTTATTACCTGGAACCGGATTTGAAATACCAAAAGGATTTCCCCCTTGATTTACTTTTTGCTCATCTTGGGAGGAAATTACATTTGGATCTACCGTTTGTACCGGAACAGTCTGGCTAGATTCTGACTGATCCGCTGAGCCAAGTTGTGAAAGTTCTGTACCAACTTTTTTTTTTACAGGTGAAAACTGATATTTATCAACAAAAGAGTTAAAATCCTTTGTGTAATATTTGTCTTCATGAACTTGATTATAAAGGGCTTTTTGATTTTCAGGATCACTCATCATGTCTTGAAAATCATTATAATCATCAGGGATATCTGAGTATTTTGTTCTCAGAAAATCATGTAATGTTTTTTGCGGTGGAGAAACCGGTTCGGTGTCTGTGAATTCTGCCATTAGTCAAGTGCTCCCACTTCTTTTTTCGTTGTATTACTTTTTAGTCCTATTTTCTTTTTGCCCAAATAATCATTGGCTGATTTTGTATCTAGCGATCCTGCTTTCAGGTCTAAGCCTTTTTTTGCAGCGATCTCAACTGTTTTTTCCCAAATCTTTTCACCATTTGGTTGATTTATAATTACTGGTCTCATAACATCAGCAACAAAATCTTTAATTGGAACCCCATTAGGATATTTTTTAGGGAACATTTCAGATTCGGAAGTCTGTATATAAAAAGTCCCATCAATTTTTTTGATACCCTTTATTAAGTTGGGCTGAGTCTCAGTTTTATCAGGTTCCCCGCCTTTCCCTGATGATTTATCGGGAGGATTACCAGGGACTTGATAAGAGAAATTACCAATAGGTCTATTCATATATCCCGCAAAGTCTGCCTCTGTTGGCTCATAATGTACTGGTTGTCCTCCACGATCAATATCTATTGAACCACCATCTTTAATACTTGTTATTTTTGGATGGCCGGTAAGGACTTTTGCCCCTAAATCCAAATCATATTCCGCTTTGCTTTGAGCATCTTTTTCACCCTGTATTTCACTGTAAGAAGGGCCTCCGCTTAATCCTTTGGTTTTTTCTACCGCATCAGATTTTACAATCTTATCTTTCAAATAATCACGGGCATTGATATATTTCTTTTGTTGATCAAGCGGCATACCAGCCCAGGCAACTTTATCCGCCTCGTCTTGTTGCTTAACTTGCTGATCGGTCATTGCTTTTTGGAACTTAGGATAGCTTAATCCATACGCCCCTTTATCAGCCATTGACATATTATCCCATTTTTCAGCTAATGAGTTACCACTTATTGGGGTAGTTGGTTGCTGTTGGCCGTTATATGCTTGTGGCAAAAGAGAAAATAATGGATCTGTCTTTTCGCCAGGACTTATTGTTGGAGTAAAATTATTATTTGGCGCAAATGTTGAAGATTGCTGAGGAGTTGTATTATCATTTTGCGGGACAATAGCCGGTTTGTAATCTGCAGAATTCTTATAGTTATTATAAGCATCTGGCAAAAACTGATAAATACCCTCATGTGGCTCATTGGCAAGCATTTTAAGAACTTGCTTCTTTATTTGAGGCTGGTTTATTAAATTATCTGCAGCCTGATTATGTTGATCTTCGGTATGATATGTTGTGGTACCAGTACTTACGCTACCATCATTTGGGTTTTTATACGCGTATGCATCTTGTTGTTTAGGCAGACTCTTTAAAGTCTCTGAAATGCCTTTTTGAAGATCGTAGCTTTGTATTGGGGTTGGAGCTGGAGTTACAGCACGTTTTTCTACTGGCAAAGCCCGCCATTTAGCCAGGGCATCTGCACTAGCTTCCTGATCATACTTATCGGCATTAGCCCCGCCTAGCTCAGCAAGATTTTTTTGATACTCTGAATTATGTTGAATTGACTGTTGAACCATTTGTTCAATAGCATTTTTCTCTTGATGAGCTTGGATATATGCTGGAGAATTTGGATCCTCTGGATGCATATTTTTAGATTGCATTTCGCCATAATGTTGCAAATACTTATGTACGGCAGGCGTAATTTGATTCTGGATATCAATATCAAAGGCCCCTTTGGTGTTTGGCATTTCCAAATCCTTCCCTTGTGCTGCTTGCTGTTTTTGCTTTATGGCTAGTTCTGTAGCCTGTTTACGCAATGCATTAGCATCAATACGGCCTTGAGCTTCATGCCATATCTGTATTGGATCATAAGGAGATCCAGGTAATACCGCAGCGGCACCAGAATTATCATGGCCTTCTGCTACATCAGCATATCCGTCACCATTAGTATTGAATTCCATTATAATTTACCTGCATTACGTAATGATTGTAACTGTTGCAATGTTAAGCCATGAGCATTCATCAAATCCTGATCGGATTGAGAGAATCCAGTAGGGCTTGTGCCTGAAACACCTCCATTAGTTGGGCTTATTGCGCTTGATGCAGCCTGAGCGCCTACAGCGCCCAATCCTGTTATACCATTTTGCTCATTAAGGATAGAAGCATTTTTAAGCGCACTGGCAGCTCTAGCATTTGCAATGTAAGGTTCCATTTCATTAACTTGGAATTGCTTATCCTGATAAGCTGCTGTTTGGCCTAGTTGGTTATTAAGCTTATCCATGTTGCCTTCCTGAAACTGTGCAGCCTGACCATTTAAAGAGTTTTGAGCATTATTAGCGTTACCTTGCATTGCTGATATGGTAGCTAATGTATCTGCCGGATTACCTTTTTGGGTTGCTGCCGCAGCGGCATTTGAAAAGGTGCTACCAATTTTATCTTCCATGGTAGATTGACCTGGAAGATTTTTATTGTAAGCTTGGTTACGGGCATTAACGGTAGCCTCTTGTTGGGCTCCTGGTATATTATAAACCGGACGTTTGCTATTTGCTGTTAATGCGTCTGCTTCTTTTGCCTGACGAGCTGCCGTTATGAGCTTCATTACCTGCGGAATTGCTGAAGCTACACCCATTGCTATTTCCGGAATCATAATGTGAATATTTGAATTTCAAAAGTAAACAAAATTAATTGTTTACCCAAACTGAATTTCCTGTATTCACATTGACCAGATATAAAACCGTCTGAGAAGTATTGCTATTAACCAGTCTTAATATAATCGCATATCCCCGTAATGTTTCCCCATTAGCCAAAGCCTCATATTGATCTGTGAAATTTGGCGTATCCATGTTCTGGAAAAAAGAAGCATCATAAACACCTTCTTTTATCTCAAAATCAGTTTCCATCAATTCACTACGCTGGCCTATTTGGTTTTCATCATTTGGAGGAGTTGTAATATATGCTCTCCAGGCATTATTAGTATGTAAAGAAAGGCTCTTATAAAATTTGATCATTTTAGGTAATTCCCCAAAAATCAATGTTACTATTTGATCATAGTTTGTGCCATAAAATGACCCATAAATAGGGTTTTGCTCATGTTCCCACATTTGGCCTAACAGGAATCCAGTAATATTATTTTTGTTTTGGCTATAAACCGTTGGGCCAAAACTATACCTAGTTGTAAATCCGCTTATTTCTTTTTCAGGTTCATCATAAAAAGATATAGTCTTGAAATCGGTATAGGAATCAATTTCTGATCCATTTATATCAAATTCTGTAACGGTATAATGAACAGTAAGAATAGCCTCATTATGTCTCCGGTCAAATACTGATGCTGCATAAATTCCAGAAACAGTATAAGAGGATACAGGAGAAATAACAGGCCCTTTCCCATTTAAGAAAAGCTTAAAATCCTGAAAGAACTTAATTGCGTTATAGGTTTCACATAATATGGTAATACCATTATTTGAGTAACGATTATATGTGCCTTTATACCGGTTCCAGAAATATACACGGCCTTTTGATTTTATAATGCTCCCTTTATCCTGGCATCCCTGCTCTTTGAGCAATGGTGTTTTGTTATTTACCACTTTGTCGGATATTGAAATAATCTGTTCCTGCCCTTGGGATTCATAGGTTAATTGATTTTCGATATACATACTTGTAACCTCAAACTGCTGGATGGCAAGCATCACATAATTTAACATTACAAGGCCTGTAATATTACCATCATCATGCCCCAATGTCTCAACATCAAGCTGGTGGAATGCAGATAACCCATTTACGTTTGTCCCCAATGAAATCTTATCTGAGAACCGAAACTCATTATATCGTAAAACCTTCTTGAAATCCTTGTTTATAATATTAGCCCGGCCAATATCAGAACAAAAACTATCAAAAAAGTCACTTATAGATGGATCTTCGATATATACATTATATCTATGAGCTGATAAGTCATGCGTAGAAATTGTTGGCATATTCCTTTTTCTGAAATATGTATCACCCCTCAATAAAGAACCTTTTGCCGGCAACCCTAATGATAATACCTGATCCTGCTCTGGCCCTGAATGATAATTTATACCATTTGAATCAGTTAGTATGGGATACACTTCTCCAATTTCGTAGAAAATCTTTTGCTGAGCATCATGTTTTGGCGTATAGAGTTGTACCAGCATACCTTCTATAATTTGAGGTAGATCTATACGATAATCAATTATTACATAATTTTTATACTGTCCCTTAATTGGTAGATCATAAACTTTTGGAATAATTTTATCATTTCCGGATGAATAATCTGATACAAGCAAGATACGATCTCCGGGATTAAAAACATAAGAAATATAAGGGCTATTGCCCAATGTGTCTTTTGGTACATAAGCGCCACTATTTTCTTGAGTAAAATACAAAAGAGAGGAAATATCAATATAAATAGCAGTTGCCTCACCACTATTCCATGTTGTAGTTGCATGTAGAGGATTAGTATTGCTAATATCAAAATACAGTATGTATAGTGCCCCGCAAATGATTGTCTGGATATATCTGTTTATAAACTGATCCTGCGTTCTTACAAGCGCATAATGGGTATATCCTGATGGAGCTGGATTATTTATTGACCAATGAACAATCGGTTGACCGGCCTTTTGCGTTCCAGGTGCATATCTTGTTGGGTTAAACTTACTAAGATCTTCTGGCTGAGAAGGAATATATAAAATAGTTGCCTGATTGGCGCATACTGCTGTTTTCCTATCCCCATTATCAAAATAAACAATGCCAATTTGATAAGAACCACCTCTTTTCAACCCGGATACCAATAGATCTGGCAATGATGCAGTAAATGGGTTTTGGTTTATATCGGATGCTGAATTACCAGTATAAGGCCCACTTGTAATAAAAACGCCAAAACTTGCATAAAATGGATGAGTTGAATCAAAAATTATCGTTTCTGTATGTGGGTTTGCAGAAAAAGAAACAATAAATGGTATAAAAGTAACGGATGATTGTATGTATAATTTATCAGTCCTTCGACCAATGGTTGCCCCATAAGCTGGCTCAAAAACAGGTAGCTTAAAATTACCATCTATATCTGTTTGCCCGAACTGCCCTCTTTCCAGGGCAATTGTCGCATAAGAATATCCTCCACCATATTGATCATTTACCTTACCTTCAATATAGGTTAATAATTGTTCAACGGTAGGCGCATGTGAAATTGTTTGAGAATATGATATGGTTTGAACTGTTGTATCGTTAGGCGTTACTGCAGGAAAACCGGTTCCCCCTGTTCCACCAATTACAGTAGAGAGAGTTAATAAAGCTGGATCCGAAAATATCCCCCCAACAAAGAACTGTATATCCCCATTTTTTATATTTATAGCGTCTTTACCAACAAAAGCAAAAGAAATATAAGCAGGTACCCGTGTATGCCCTTGGCCAAATCCGGTTATGCTGCTACAATATGAAGTAGCCATAAAGTAAAACCCATTATGGTCTGTCCATGATGAAGCAATATCTCTACCATAAGAAGTATCATCATTTCGGATATCTACTAATAAGCTTTGACCCTCCATTCGTAATCCACCAGCCATGTTTGAGGCTGCATTTATATTGGAAAGGTCATGTACCAAATATCCAATTACCGCAGCGGCAGACAATGTATAATCACCGGTAATTATATTATGGTTATATTGATACCAGGATAAGTCATAAATTACAGAATACCCCTTATGGTTATAAGTAATCCCATGCGCATACTCGTTTGGATAATTGTTACCGTATGGATCCACGTTTGTATTAACCCCTGTAGGATCTGTTAAATCATAAGTACTTCCGCCAGATACGGGAGCTGGCAGCGTTAATGTCAATTCATAAGATCCAGTTGATGGCAAAATACCAAAACACTCCTTCATAGGCATGCTTGTACGTTGCCATTCTAATTGAGGATTGCTAGTATTATATTCCCGACCAAACTTATCAGTAGGCCCACAAAAGTTGGAAGCCCATCTTAATATATACGTTCCTGCAGGAACACCAGTTATTTCGAACTTTTGAACCTGACTGGCGCCAAATGGATTTCCCGGTACTCCACCAGGATCATTTATTTGGTGAGTTGTGGCAAAATAAGGCGTACCGGCAAGATATACTGTAAATCCGGTTGTTCCTAAGTATTGTTGCATTCTCTTTGCCTGTGAAACGCGATCGGAATTAGCACCATGGAAGGTATCACACCCATAATATGCATCATTCTGACCATCCGTTGGACCGCCTCCAGTAGGCCAAAAAACACTATCATACCCGTTTCGCATGTTGTTGTAAATAACCGCATACCCGATAATAGTCCATGTATCACTATTTGGTGCATCTTTTATCTCCAAATCAAATGATAGATCTATTGGAACCTCATCTTTACCCTCAACCATATTACCATAATAAAGACGGTCTTTCGCAATTACCTGAGCGCCCACAATTTCTGGTACCGCATGATATGGTTCATTTGCTTCTGCATCTGTAACTACCGGGCCATCCCCATCATTATAAAAAGTATAGGAACCGGTTAATTCATACTGTTCTAGGGTAATAAAGTTTTTCCATGCTGCAGTATTTCCAATCCTATATGCAAGGTTTACCTTTTTTATAGCATTACGGTATGGTTTTGTAAGCAAATCGCCATTATCCGAATAATCCAGATCAATGCAATTATTTTTAGACCGTAGCATATCTACCTGAGCCTCTTTAGAGTCAAGAGCTATAAAGGATATGCTAGACCATACTGAAATTTCATTATCCGTATAAATGTACTGATATCTGAATTGGAGTGGTAAACCTTGTATATTATTGCCATTTCTAGCTAAATCAAGCCTTGAATTAGTTTTAATCGGGTAATGAGGTGGATACTTTATAACGTCTATATGAATTTCATTAAACGTATCCGCGTATGAGTTTTGAATAACAATCCATTCAACACCAGAAGAACTTAATGCATCTATACTATTAAATATCCCAACTACCGTTACCGATATGAAACTACCATTTGATTTTACTTGCCAGGCTGGGAAATTGGCTTTTAAATTTGCCGCATAAGCATTAACACTTTCTGAAAATGAACTTACTCCATCACTGAAATATAATAAAGGGAAACTGAATGATCCAGCATTTGTAGTATATGATAAACCCCACGTATCACCAGATTTTGAAAATACATTTGTTTTGCCACTACCGAAGTAAATATTAAACTGCGTATTCTTATTTGTATCATCCGCCATTACTACATTAATTCGTCTTGGAGGATTTATATCGTCATGGTAATACAAAATATCTCCAATCAAGTCCATATCATACACATTATGACCTACTTGAAAGTTAAACCTTGGATCTTGTTTTACTAGGTGCCAGGTACTCGTGTCTGGGTAATACCGATAAATAGCATGATCCCCATTTGAATTAGAATTACAAGTTATTATGGTTGAGTTTTTTTGATCCTCATAAGCACCAACAGTTGTATTTGTACCTGCAGGTAACAATGTGTTTACAACTTCAATTGTGCCTAATACATTTTCAATAGCAGACTTATTTTGCCCTACGGATGAATTTAACCGGGTATTCCAGTTTTCGCCAGTTGTACCTGGCAACCTATGACGGTTTTCATGGTCATAATCCATGAACTTGAAATCATCCTGATCTGGCATAATATTAGTTCTTTATAGATAAATGGAAACTTTTCCTTGTAGCAGCCTTTAATTCTTCAATACCGAATGCGAATAGGGATCGTTTCATTAAATCAAGTTCTGAGAAAAACCTCTTTTCTGAATTTAATTTCTCACCTAGGCTAACACTTTTTTTACTTTCGTCTCTTTTCCATTTTATGAAATATAAAAGAGATTCATAGCCAAATTCATTTATAGAAGTCAGCCCACCTTCGCTATTAATACCGTTTGGCGTATATTCCAAAACAATATGGGAAGACTGTATATTAGAACTCAACTGAATATTCCATGCCATTTCATCAATATTTGGCCTATAAGCACCTAGTTTATTATGCGCCCCGCCATGGCCAAATAATGCACCTATATTCCTACCATTCCGGTAAAAATTATGGAAATAGTATGGAGCCCCTATACCTTCTGGAGAACGAGTATCAGCAAGTATCAAGGAGGCTTCCCCTTCTCCACATGAATCCTGTTCAGCATTTGGGTACATTTTAGGATTTAGATCCAAAACAGCAATATTCCCATTTCGCATAAGTAACCCGATCTTATGATAATCAACATAGTCTTTGGGTAAATCAACTGTATTATTCCTCAATATTGGGAGCATACAACTTTTTGTACCTAGGGGAATACCATACTTAATTGTTATTTCCCGAACCCCTCTCAGTCCATATCGCAAATAATCAGAATATAAATGCAAGGTATCACCATCGTCTGCGCATGCTTCCCTTACAACTTCATCAACGGTTACATAAGCCATAATTAATCTGCTTTACGGTCATTTAAAGTATCTGGCCTTGATTCTGGATCTTTCAGCCATTGTGCGGCCATGTTTGCTATTTCCCAAATATAATCATCCGGGATTGGCATAATATCATCATCATTTATGGTTTTAAGGCTACCTATCATCTTAACAAGTAAAACCTGCACTTTATCAGCATATCTTTCAAAATTAACAATAAGATAAGCCTTTAGCCCTTCCAGCATTACCCCAATATTCCCTTCCAGATTACGTGCCGGACTTCTTTTTGACATTGCGCTCCAGCCTGGCGGCAGTGGCACAAAAGAACATTCCTCGTCAATCATAAAACTTATTTCGTATGTAGATAAGCCTCTTGTTAAAGCAATGGGAGTAGCTGGCATATCGAAATAATACTTTTCCCGTGATTTATCGTATAAGATTGGGACATTCGGGAAAGTCTGAATAAATAATGGATCCACCGATCTTCTACCTTCCATCTGCATTTGCTGATATAGGTTAGATCTGATCATATAATTTGCCGCATTGCAGATTACATAATTCAAATCCTCAGATTGTAATCGGTTATCATTTGGGATATTACCACCATAGTACCGGCGAAGGATTTGTTCAGTTAATTCCCCATAGGTCATACTCATAATTATACGCCCTCCTGTTTCTGTTTATCAATATTATTAATAAGCTGGTCTTCTCTCAGGTTTATACCCATTATTCCTAATGCTTTTAATATAAGCATATTATGAGTTATTACAGGCCATTCTGTTTCGGTAGAGTTTGCTGGATCATATACCGGCCTGTTATTTACCATCGTAGTTGCATAAATGATCTTAACCGGCTCTTTGATATATGTGAATTTAACTACCTGAATATTTTTGGGCCAGAACTGGATATAGTTATTATACATCGTACAATAAGGCTTTGACAATTTTGGACCAACAATTCGGCTGGTTAAAATATTGCCAATAGCATCATCATCAAGAACATTTATTGGGTGTTCTCTCCTCAATGGTTTTGGTAAATTTTCATTATAGGTTAATACTTTCCGGATAGAAGAGCACATTACATAATCTGGAGGATATATAGCTTTCCCATCATCATCAACAAATAAATCAATCGGGTCAGATTTAAACGGGTAAATATCGTCTGTTATTTTCTGAGTCTCTTCGTAAGCATTTTTCGTATTCCTCTTATCTCTAGGCGGAAGATAGTCATTAAGCAATGCCCTGGATGCCATATTCATGATATCCTGAAACCGATTAGGAGGCAAGTTGCCTCCCTGGGTTTTATTGCTGATATATCTCAGCAAATCATTCATTTCGCCTAAGTTCATATTATCCTCTTGTATAGTAAATGAAAACTTCTACGCGACCACCATGGGTTGTTTTTGCGGTATCAAATTCTATTGTACCGATTGGCGGGATATTGGCTACCAGCAATGGACCGGATACGGTTATTGTGGTACCAACTACACTACCTGCAGGTATAGATATAGGAACTGATGTTACTGAAACTCCACCCGGGTTTACTTTAATTGTCAATGAACCATTGTTAGAAGCTTCAATTTGCTTTGTAACGACTATTGTAATTGCAACTCCAGTAACAGGAAATATCATTCCTGCTGGAGAAGCATCAATTGGAAATGCAATATTCCCAATTTCATTATCCTCGAATGATGCTGCACAATGGAAGGTTGACCAGGTTAATGTTGAATCAAGCAATGCTGTATTTATTGCCTGATTAGCAATTTTTGATCTTGTTACACTGTTGTTAATAAGTTCTGGGGTTCCAACTGATCCCGCAGCCATATTTGTTTCTGTAATTGCACCTGCGGCTATTTTATTGCCCGTTACAGCACTATTCGCAATCTGGGTAGTGCCTACGCTATTTGCAGCCATTTCCATAGCTGTAATGGTTGCTGCAGCTATTTGCAGGTTAGTAATAGTATGGTTTGCTATCCGATCTGCCGTTATCGCCAATAAAGCAATTTTAGCCGTAGTAATGCTCAGGTCTTCATATTTGGCAGTAGCAATACTATTATCTGGTATATTGGTAGTCTGCTCAACATGCAAATCATAAGTCCTTATATATCCAGACGTATTTGGAACAATAGTTACTGAGTTATCAACTGATGTCAATACTGTATTATACAGGTTATCAATTTTATCTTTGTACGCACTGGCTAGGGAAACTGTATAGGTCATGGTTCCGCCACTAAGTACCCCCACAACCAATATACCGGATCCGTTTTGGACAACAATAGTTGCACCCCCTATAACATTATAAAGAGGAACTATTAATTTGGGGATATCACTATCCGCACAGCCACAATCTGCGTCAAATCCGCCAACAATAAATATTTCTTTCAAATACATATCGGCATTTGATCCCTGACCACATTTTTGAGCATTCCCAAAAAGGTTCATAAGCTGGGTTATTCTGTTCAGCTTATAAAAAAGTAGATCTTTATCCTGGCGACCATTAGTAACTGAATCTAGATAACGATCGTTTAATTTTTCAAGGCCACAAAGTATTCCGCAAAGATTCTCATCACAGTTTACAAGTATTTCTTTGCTACCGGTAAGTAAATCAATTATCGTGAAATTATTTGCAAAAGTATATGTAGCTATTGTTGAAATAGTGGTTGTCCAGGTCTGATCATAAATTGGCGTTAAGCTTATCTGAGGTCCGGTAACTTCCTGCGGAGATAAATTTAAACCTTGTGGGTAATATAACTTATGCGATCTATCCAATGAAAGAGTAAATGCTCCTTCAGCGCCAGCATAATTTGTTGTATCGTTTGATACAATTGAAGATGCAAAACAATCAACCACTTGTTGAATTTCTACACTTTGAATTGTATGTTGGTATAGGAATGTTTTTGTAATGGTTACAGGCAATCCTGCATTATCCTCCACTTTGTAAATAATGGTATAAGTGCCTTGTAGGACATTACCGTTTACGTCAAGTGGTAAACTTTTTGAAACAACAGGATTATACGATCCATCGCTTGTCTGCCAGTTGTAAGTATCAAAACCGGTGAAAACATTTGTATCAAATCCAGCGTTCTTATAGAAAGTAATCCCATCAGGCCCTATAAGTTGATAGATACCTCGGGATACATGAGCACCAAAGCTAACACCAGCATAATCGGTAAGATCTGTCAGCCTTAATTTGGCAGGGGATATATCATTTCTGAAATCTCCTTGAAAGTTTACATTCGAAGTTGTGATGTTAGCCATTTATTTTTAGTTTAAAAGGGAGAGCCTTTTAAGCTCTCCCTTATTTGGTTTTATTTTTGATCAGTATATGTGTTTCCCTTTGCAGGTCTGCCATTTTTCTTTGCAGAAAGTATATCAGAAGCAGACGGCTGTTTAATCCCTTCTGGAATATGTCTGTAAGATCTAGCCGGTTCTTCAGGAGCTTCATCGCTTAACAATTTCTCGTTAAGCTTTATAAGCCTTTCTGCATCCGAAACCTTTATGGTGTCTTCTGCCTGGAACTTAGGAATAAAGTTTTCTTCCTCCTCTTCCTCAATTTTACCGCCTCTTTCTTTTACAAGTTTTGACAAGGCCATAAAGGTCCCTGTTTCATCCTGTTTCAGCCATTGTGTGAAATATGATTTATAATCGCTGGTTCCCATTGGTATTTGAACAATACGGGTAAATGTATTATTCAAATTGTACCCAATTTCATTACCACTAGGCTTTTTAGCAATAATATTCATATCAAATGCCTGGTAAACGATTGCCATAAGCAACATATCCGGAGAATCAAGCAATTCGATCAATCCCGGATCACTTTTCAGTTTTATCAAGCAGTCATACTTGATACTGGCTATTTCCTGATTTACATCAACCTTAATTGCCTTTGCAAAAAGGACAATTTTGGTGACGTTCTTAAGATTCCGGAAAATAGTTTCAGCATCATACTGTTTTTGGTATTCCCTAAATTTTTCGCCTTTGTCAACATCAGTATCAACCAGATAAAAAGTAGGCGTTACATTTTCATAGATGCCTGAATTCCTTTTATTTTCAGGATGCCTCATCATGAACTCATACTTTTTCTTTTCAAATTTAGAAACAACACATGCCCCGGTACCAAATTCAATTTCGGTATAGGCATTAATGTTTCCAGTTCCTTTTGGATCAGGTATTTGATGAGAAACGAAGTGATATCTTACTAAATCACCATTCTTCAATATAATATTTGTGCTTGCTGGCAGATTCCATATCCTAGGCGCCATTATGCGCCCTTTATTATGGGGTTCTGGGTCAATATGTGAGCTTAGCAGCATAAATACCACAAAATCTTTTTTTCCCATTGATGGCACATCTGGTAAAAACTTTTCCAGCTCTAATTGCCTCTCTGCAGCGGTTCCAACTAATGGCTCATTGTTTCCGATAATAGTATCCATTTTATATTATAAATTTAATGATATGTTATAAAAACAAGGGAACCGGCATATAACCGGTTCCCTTGTAAAAAAAATTATGGCCTGATAATCGCGCATTTATTGGCTGCGGCAATCCTGATAGATCTATGAGCTCTCAAGTGAGATAGCAAATGATCACTATCATCTGTTCTTTCGTTTGGCGGAAGAACAGCTCCACCAGTTTGCCAGCTTTCATATCTACGGCTATATCCTTCGGCACCTTTGTAACACAAAGTAATAACCGGAACAGATTTACCAGTAGCTACGTCTTTGGTCATTTCATTCGGCATTACAATACCTGTCCATCCGTAGTCTCCACCTGGGGCACCAAGTAATTTAGGATGATCAAACATATCGTACTGTTTGAAGTGAAAAGTATAACCGCTTCTATGGAAAGATGAGAAACCGAAACTCAATGCAATTTCCTGTTTACCATTAAAGGCGCCATAAGAAATAGCTCCATTTGGGGTAAGGTTTTGCAAGAAGTTATCAGTATCCTGGCGCAATGGTAGCCCCATCCATACTGTATTTTCTTTTGCGCCAAAGTTTTTATTCAGTTTCCTAATCATGGAATCAAATTGTGGCAAAGAGAACATACCTGGTCCACCAGTACGTTGAACTACGCCTCCGTTAGCTTCCACGAATGGCATATAACCTTGCATGGTTTGAATACCTATATTGGTCAATGCAGTATTGGTAACAGTATCACCGATAAGCATAGCCAACTCCAGGTCAACATCAAATTTTGTAGCAGTATCCAGCAAACCATTCAAATACCACAGATAACCAGTTTTACCTTTAGGGCCTTTCACCTCAAACCAAGTCCTATTGGTGCTTTCATCGCCAGAAACATTATATGTTCTTTTGATTTTCTGCATGTAGAACGTGAATTTAAGAGTAGAGCTGTCTTCTGATAATGGCTGTCCAGTATCTTCCGCATAGGCATTTGAATAAATTATGATAACATCAGAAGCGGCTAGCGCCCCAATATTGTCAGTAGCTTTCAATGGAGCAATGGTTACTGTATGTGCGCTAGGAGTGCTTGTATCTTTAGCAGTAATAAAGCATTTTACTTTATTCTTCATGATCATAACAAGCTGGTTTGGTTGTCCAATAGACAATGTACCAGTATTCCTATAATCAGTAGAAGCAATAGTAAACGTGCTTGAATTACCTGCACCTGGATCAGCTACCGTAGTGGAAACAGTCAGATATTCATGAATCAAGTCTTTCTCGTAATGGCTAAATGAAGCCTGAGAGATTTGTTCTTCTTTCCCTGTAGAAGCAAAGAAGTCAAGAAGGTTTTTGCCGGCATAACGATCAACCAATTGATCAGCTATTTCCGGTTTGTGTATATCCAGGATATTGACGTAATTCTCTTTCGTCGCAACCTGGACCGAAGATGGTCTTGCCATGGTAGTTTTTAATTTAGAGGTTTAACAAATAAACTACCAGATAGGACTATTATTGACCGTTAAAGTGTCTCACCATTGCGGATTCAACAGATTCCCATCCGGTTTTCACCCCTTCATTATTTGCATTACCCTTACCCGGTTCGGCCGTATTCTTAATAGTTTCAGCAACTTCTCCAATTCCCCTTGCTTTCCCTTCTCTGCCATAAGCGGAAACCACTTTTTGCAGGTTTGTAGGATTTGCCAGATAAATGCTTCGGAATAATTGAGAAAGAGAAAATTTACCATCAGTGCCAATAGCAAGCTTGTTAGCCAGTTTACTAGCCGTAATCATTTCTTTTGCCAATTCTTCCAATTCTGGGATATCCTCTTTTGGTATATCAAAGACAAATGGTTTATCAGATTCCGGTATTTCAAGTTCAATCTTATTAAACTTTGATATTTCTGCAGAAACTGTTTGGTTCCATTCGTTAATAGCAAGTTTCGCTTTTTCTTCTGCCGCAATTTGATCTTTTGCTGATTGTGGGATTCTTAAATCCGCTATTTTAGAACTAAGGTTTTGACGAGCTTGTGTAGCATCTAATTTCAGTAGTGCTTTTCCGGCATTAATATCTGATTCTTCATAACGAGACTCATTTTGAGTGTATTTTCTGTCAAGTATTGCCTCAATCTCCTCTGGGAGAAGATCAGGGTTTGATACGGCTATTTCTTTCCGAACGGCATCCAAATCAGATAACTGAGCGGGATCACCAATTTGGCGAATAGCTAGGTAACTATCCAGGGTTCCACGTCCCTCAAAATGATCGTACATCTTTTCCAAATCAGGAAATTTTGCCAGATCTTTTTTGGATAATATTGCTTCAAGATCTGCCTTTGTTTTAATTTTACCTCCAGTCTCATTGGCTAGAATTTCATCAAAATTGGGTTTCTCTATTGGAACATTAGCCGGTGTGACAGTAGTTTCAGCAGGTTTTACAGGATCAGGAGTTGGTTTGGGATCAGGTTCGTCTCCAGTGGTAGTTGAAGATGCTGCATTAGCATTTTCATTTTCCGCTGGCTCGTCTTCGTCCTCTTCTTCTTCATCAGGCTCATCGATTCCCCATTCAACCTGAGAAGCCATTGCACCATTTATGAAGTCTTTTTCCTTGTCGCCTGTAATAGTTACTGTTGTACTACCGTTTTCGTTTTCCATGATAATATATAATAAAGTTCAAATATAAAATTAATTTGCAAAAGTTATCCAAAAAATTTAGGATACCGGATCCGCTGCGGCATTAGCATTATCAGCTTCAATCTGGTTCCCTTGCAATGCTTCTTGATGATCATGGGTTAATAAAGTATTTACCAGGTCTATACCTGCCTTGCCTTTTATTAAATCCCCCTGGCCTTTTAACCTAAGATCCCAGGTGACATAATCCCAAGTACCTTTAAGATGAATCTTATCCAAGTCATACTGTTGTTGTTGCTCCATTTCTTTCATTTTAAGACTATTTGCAGTCATTAAACTTTGATTTTGAGCAGCAGTATTGTTCTGGGTGTTTTGTGCAGCTATTTTTGCATCCATCATTTCACGCCTTTTCCGGCAAACCGTTAAATATCTGGCAGCAAGCTTCACATTATTTATTTCGCGGATACGAATAGCATCTTCCAGCTCAATACCTCCAGTATTATTCTGAGTACGCTGATTTTGAGCAGTTGTTATTTGCTGATCTAACCATGCCCGATCTTCATCGGTAGGGAGATCATCAACCATTATCCCAAATTCAGAAAATGCAGTATCAGCGCCAAGCTCAATAACTTTCATAGTTCCTTCTCCAAATACAGAAGTAAAGCTTTTCAAATTTTTCTTATATCGAACTAAAACCTGAATTTTATCAATAAGGCTTCTGGCTGTACCTAGCTTTATTGACTTATAACCATCTGTTATTGTAGCAAGAGAATTATTTGCACCAGCTAACGCCAATTTCGCTGTATATACTGGTTGATTTGGATTTGGAGTACTAGCGTCAGCATTTTCATTTATGCCGGTAACACTACGGATCATTTCTATATTGAAATTGATATCAGCTACCCACTCATTCATTTGGGCTCCAATACCATTTTCCATTTCTTCCATGGGTTTGTAATTAGTCAAGTCCCCACGGATATTCTTTTTGCTCCATGGTAATACCCCTGTTTGCCTTTGCATTTTAATAATTTCAAGTGGCGTAATCACAGCGCCTTTTGCACCTGCAGGTACGTCCATCAAACCACTAATTTCAATGGCATATCCTTTTGGGGCCGCACTTGCCTTTAATGCCTGCATCTTTAACCATGAAATTTGAATAGCATTACCAAAAGGAATCATTCTTTCAGTTTTTGAAATGATCATTCCATTAAGCATATCCGGAGCATAAATATTAAACTCTCTGAAACATTTATACATGTTGGTAGGATCCCTAGGTACATTATGGTTCGCACCCCATCCTATAACGTATTCTGTATCTACAATCCAGCATCCAGAATATAACATTTCATACTCAATACTTTCTTTAGATACAGTATTGCCAGATTTTGACTTTTTATCTTTTTCTGGATTATAGTCAAAATCAGTTTTAAACATTCTGGTATTACCGGTTGGGCTTACTGTCTTTTTATAATGGGTAGAATCAATAGTAGCTACCTCAAATTCCATTACAGGAATAGAAATAGTATCATAAGCATTCCCCACAATACCATTACGGCCCTTAATATACCAGCGATCATCATCCCATAATAAGTTATTTCCGCCTCTATTACAAAACTTCCTGGCTAAGGCCTTATATTGTTCATCAGTCAATGAATCACCGGCAAGCTTTCTCAGCTCAACCAATGTATATGGTCTTATTTCTCCCATGTGAGGAACGCTGGAGAAATCACAATCTTTGCTAAATGGTAAAACCATGTTCATAGCATCAATATTTCTTACTCTCGGGAAACCGTTTGCAAGAAAAGTTGTTTTGGTACCACCGATACCATCAACCAAAAGATCCCTTTTTATTCTTTTTTCTATTTCCCTCCAATTATTCATATAGAAAACGCCTTGAAGTGCCAGTTCATAAGCTATTTCAGTATTGGTTTTGAAGGTTCCCATTGTTGAATATACATCTAGCTCCTCTATAGTTTGTGGCTCATCCCCATCGCTGGAAGTATTCATTACTTTATTACCAGCCATGGACTCAATTTTATCAAGCCATTCTTTGTTCTTTATTTGAGCAAACTTCTTCCAATACATTTGCCTTTTTTGATCCTGAGTAAGTTGATCAAGAGCTGTCAATGTAATGGGATTGTCGTATTGGATCATTTTACCAAGGGTTGCATCAATGAACCTGGCAGGAACAGAAATAACACGCCAGTCAATATTCAAATAACTTTCCTCATTATCATCATCAGTAACACGTCTTTTAAACTCGTCAGAATCTTGTGCCCCCCTGGCAATATCCCGGTTTTCCTGCATCTGATCTCTGTATTCATAGAATACACGACCTCGGCCGTTCCGGTGATCAGCATACATGGCCTTTGCGTATTGAAGCCCCCAAGCTTTGTCTTTTTTTACTGCCGGGTTTACAGAATCCTCCGGATACACAACATCGGTACCGAATTTTAAATCTTTTGATTGAACTTCCTGATAATTCATGATTAGGCTTTCTTAATTACGTGACCGGACTTATTATATCTGTTGAACAATACAAAATTACTGTCAAATTGTCTATCAAATCTAACTTTTTTTCTTGCTAAAAGCAAAGTAAGACCAAACGCTACAGTTAAGTCATATTTTGTAAGTTTCAAAATCTGAGCTGCTAATAAATCTTGAAGTAATATAGGATCATCCATTAATTCATAATAAGTCTCAATATATTGATCAATTGCCTCAAATTCCGCATTTTTCATTAATGTAGAACCTGCTACCCCTTGTTCATTACTATCCTGAGTACTTTTTGTCGCGCCCCAGGTACTTTCTGGCCTATTGGCAACAAATAACTCATACCCTCTTTGCATAAAATAGTTATAGCATCCAATTTTATTTGTCTCAATAAGGGTTTCAGATCCCAACAAAAAGTGCAGCATGATCATATCTTCATAAAACACATTTGGTCCACCTGTTGGTCTTTCACAATATCTGATAACCTGTTTATTGGTTTCCCATAAATAAAGTGGCTTATTAAGTGGATCCACATTAACATCATGCTTATACAATACCGTACATGCACCTTTAGAAGGCTTTTTACCTTTTACAACTACGTGATCATAACTATCAATGCCAGATGCAAAAACATGGTTATTAACTGGTTCCATTAAACCATCATAGGTTTTCTTAGTTTTATTGAACAATGGGTTATGAGCATCATACCATTTCGCATGAAAATAAAATCGGCCATTAGAAGATGGTACAAAAACAACATAGGTGTCTTTTGTCCGGGTTTCTCCGGTCATTGGGTTATACATTGGAACCCATTCCAGATTACCTCTTAACCATAGGTTTGCTTTATGCTCTGTTTCTTCAATACGGATAGTTATTTTTTCCTTATTGAAAGAACAATCCTCCCCTGATGCCCGAAAACCTTCTTTAACTGAGAAAGGGTTCATTCTTTTTTCAGCGGCCAGCTCTTCCCATTTGCCCTCTTTTTTTAATGATTCCCTTATGTTTTCAAGAAAAGCCTTAGCCCCTTCTCCTTCTTTATATGGGAATTTTGGATAGGTTTTACGCAAATAAGCAAGTTGCTCTTTATCTGGAGCATCAATTATTGAGTATCCATATCTATCAACAAATCCTTCAAAACCATCAAAGGCCGGGCAGAAGTAATTTATTAATCCAGAAGTTGTAGTACCATTTACCATGGTATCCATATCTGATTCCTCCCATTGCCTGGCAAAGTTCTCTCCCCCCTCCCGTTCCATTTCAGCGACAGTTGAGGTATGCAATGAATTACCTACTTTAAAAATACCTTTTACAAGACATTTTTTTGCGTAATCCTTCCATCTGGAGTAAATATTAAATTTGACTGTTTTGCCACACTCATCATTATGATAGAAATTAAGCTCTGTTGAGTCATAAGCGGATTCCCCGCCATCCTCCCAATCAATCCAGGATCCCAACGCTTCGGTTTCTTTACCTCTATGAGTATTTTTTGCTGTAACTCTTTCTGCAGGGTCATTGAATATTAAAGCCTCTTTTGGATTTGTGGTACCATCCCATATTGGCCTAAAAAACTCAGGCAACATTTTCCATGGCTTTACTAAATGCTGGAGGAAAACCTTTTTAGCATCATCCCCTGTTTTTGATTGAATACCACCATGCAAATTTTCACCTTGAATAATTGTATGATAGTTGGTGCATTGCGCCCGAGAAGTTGCGCCCTCACGTCTATGCTTCATGTAGTTCATTCCAAGGATAGTCTGGCTCCGACAAACTTGATATTCCCAGAAGTAAAAATAGTTTCTATCTCGTATCCTTAACTGAGGATAACCGGTTCCAATCGCACCTATGTTCCACCATTGAAGATAAAAATAATGTAGTGGAGTAAGATATTCAAGCCTGCCATTGTTTAAAAACCAGTAACCTGTTTCAAAAGATCGTTCTATTTCCTGATCTTCAAATTTATCAGCCTCGTAGTTTGAAAGGGTTTTCATCCATGATCTACGTTCTTTTAGATCTGGTATTTGCCACATTTGTTCATCTTTAGGTAAATGAACATTCCCAACTTTATCCAAATTGGGAGGATCGGGTAATATTATGGATACAGGCGTAAGATCTTCATCCCAATCACAAAGTATTATTTCCTGTTGGAAATCACGATATTTCGGTATATACATAACAAAGTATTACTTTTTTAAAGCTCTTTGTTCTATTTTCCCTTTTTTGCCATTGGTAGTATCCGATTGTGCCATTATTTTCTGCAGATCTTCGTTGCCCGCAAATAATACTTTTTCAATTTTAGTCAATTCATCATTTAATGCTATTGCATCCTTATAGTTTTGACTTTTATTACGATATGTAACCGCCATTTTTTCTGGTGTAAGGTCTTCTGGAGCTATTGCTTCCCGAACCTGAGCTGTAAGATCTGAGAAAAACTCATTACCTGTTTGCCAAAGCTCATAAAGGCGATCGTTAATTATTTTAAAAAAACATTTCAGGATATCATTAGCCTCCTGGCAGAATCCTTGCTTTATTCCATCCAACCCATTTACCAACTGGATATTTGCTTTTTGGAAAGCTTTATTTTTACGTTCGTTAATGTTTCTTATTTGCTGGAATGGGGATTGTGGATCATAAGCATATAATATATAACGGCAAACCCAATCTCTTTTTAAAGTAAATTGGGTTTCTTCAAAGTTATAAACCACATCGTTTGTAGAATTAAACTCCGGATATGTTTTAAGCTCAGGGAAAAAGTCAATAATCCTTTTTTCAATAGGAACCGTATTAATATTGAACTTCATTTTTAAGAAGTCCTCGTCTTTTATTTTTATTTCGAAGTTATCAGCCATATTATTTCACAACTAATCCCATTACTTCTTTGAATTCCTGCTTGTAATACTTTTCTCCCTCGATAACAAGCTCAAACTCGCAATCCTGTTCGAAAATTATTTGATCCCCAGGCTTAATTTCTGGTATCTTCCCATCATGTAACCCACAATGGGTAACAATACCATGCTGAGCAATTTTATCGGGATTAAGCTTTACTTGTAGGCCATGTTGAGAATACATATTGCTTTTATCCTCCTCAATAGGTTTCACTAAAATATGGTTTGAAAGCATTTCTATCTCTCCAGGGTATCGTACATAGCAATACAATGATGCTACATGGATACCCAGATATAAATACCCATTTTCATCCTCAACGCCATACCCAGCCTCCTGTGCTCCATCAAGAGAATTGAAGTGAAAGTAAACCCTATCCCCAACCTGAACCTTATCAAGCATATCGCTTCTCCACTCTTTTCCATTGCTTACTCGGGTAGGCATAGCTACAATACGTCCAGAAATTGAATTATGCTCTTTTGAATATGAAGTTTCAACCTCAATATCAATAGTGGATCCATCAGGGCCATGCATCCTATAAAAATTACGGCAAGGATCTGGATCTATCAAAACATAATCATACCGCATCTGTACGTTTTTGATTATTTCTGACTTATAAAGATTTTCGAGCCATTGTTCGCGCATTATATCAGCCGGGCGGCTTAATATAAAATATTTTGGTTTTACATTTTCTCCATACTTTATGGAATCAATTTCAGAAACATGATCTTCCCAACTCATAATTCAATATCCTCCAAAAATTCTACAACCATATAATTTTTACAATAACATAAATCCAGGGGTTTCTGAGAAGAAACTTTTCCATCATCCTGAAAGGTTTGAGCAAAGCATCCAGGGACATCACCTTTTTTATGAAGTTTTGTAACATACCGTAACCAGCCATATCCTTTTTTGGATCCAGTTGCAGCCATAACAAAATCCCCTTGTTGGATATCCCGACCTAAAACTCGTATTTTTTTACCATTAAGGAACCGGTTATTACTTTTTGAAACCTTAACAACTTCTACAGAATTATTAAATTCTAGCATTTTAACCGCATCAATAAAGAACCCTGGTGTTTTGGTTACGCATTGTTGGGTAATGGGATTATCAATCTGGATACTTCCAGAAGGGAATACTCTTATTGTGTAATCTCCAATTTGTATTACCTGTATCATAATAATCCTTTTCGTTCTAATAAATCACGCATTATATCCCAATCTACGCATGGTCTATCAAATCCATAATCAAATTTTAAAGGACAACCAATAGCAGAATCATCAATCATAAAATGTCCATAAGCTTTTGGGCTATTTGTCCATTCATGTTGTGTAGGATTCTTTTGAATGCCAAATAGTGGTATTTCATTCTTTTCAAACCATTTTATAGCATCAGTTAGATATGTACCGGCTTCCGCTATAATTTCAGGCAAAGTACTTATGGGTTTATAGTCATGATCACACCTCATTGTAAAAAGTATAAGATTATGCCCCTTATTAACCAGATCTTTTAAAACAGGAATAGCGCCTATATCTTCTCCAACTTTTGGGAATTCATGTCTTACACAAGTACCATCAAAATCAATCAATATATCCATACTAATATTTTTTAAGAATTGCAATAATATCTCCTTCCTTCATTACAACATGATCCTGATCCTTATATTCAACCATAGTACCCATCCAGGTACTATACAGAACATAATCCCCTACATGTAATGTATCAATATCAGGCCCAACCATAATTATTGTTCCCTTATTGTTTTTTTTAATAATGGTATCTGGTACAATTATACCACTATCCCGCTTATAGCTATCAGGATCCGGTAATACCATGATGTTATTTTCGGTCATTCTCATATAACCTCCTTTTTTTCACCGGTGAAAAAATCATCATCATATTCAACGATCATTGGAACATTGTAAAACTTTTTCCAGCAATATGCTTCGCCATTGGAATTTTTACGCCACAAATAGTAAACCATATCACCTTTTTCAAGAAAAGCTTCCTTGTCCTGAGTAATCAATGAAATAATCTCTTTACCTGTGCTCTTATCAATCTGAGGAGAGGCATAATACATTTCAGAGGTTTTCAAAGGAATTATAATCCTTCTGATTGGCCTATCAATGAAAATTCTACCTTCTTCGGTTATTGTGATTTCTTCCATAAAAGATTTTTTGATGAAAATGATCTGTAAATGTCCTGGATCTTAAAAAAGTATTGGATCCTACCTAACGGCATGATGCTATCAACCTCATCTGGTTGATCTGGCTTAGATAAATATACAAATACGCTATATTTACCATCCATGCCTAATACCGGCCTTAAAACAAGGCTTAAAGTACCTCTCATGACAATAGAATATTCCGGAATAGAATCTTCCTTTTTTGAAAAACCAAATTCCAATAATAAATTTTCAGAAATTTGAGAAGGAAAAGCTTCTTCCAGTACAGCATTAACTTCATCAGGAACCCCTATAACAACTTTATTTTTACCATCATAACAAGTTACTCCAGCAACCTCAAGTTGTATCATACTGCCATCATCAAAACGGCAATCCGCCAAACTCCCTATTGAAAGCAATGGCGCAAAATCATGAATACTTTGCATCTCAAAGTACTTTTATATCATATTTTTCAACCCATTCCGAAGCATTTAAACCCTCTTTAGTTTCACCCATAACGGTCAACGCCAGTAATTGTTCAGGTGTGCCCATAAATAAATCTCCATCCAATACCATACCAGACTCTTTGGTCTTATCGGTATATTGCCAGAATGTAGCTCTATCCCATCCATTATATGGAACTGCAGGGTTATTTTGATAACAAGCATCCCATAACAAATATCGGCTCATGTTAATACCTGGCTGGTTCTTCTTTAAGAAAAACTTGTTGGTATAAATAATCGGAGCATGACCAGATAAGTGTTCCAACTGTGTAAGGAAACTTGAAACCGACTCAGCAAGATTTAATGGAGATAACATACAGTTAGGATCTTCCAAATCCAATACTGGTGGCAAGGAATATTCATCCATGTACGGATTTATGGTATCCCAGAAGTGTTGAGCTTGTGTTATTGGATTTGCTGCAGCAACAAAATAATGATAAAAACCCACTAATAAATGGGTTTTAGGGACATTTGTTCCATGCTCATCCAACTTAGGGTCAACTCCATTAGCCCCCTGTGTGGCCTTGATAAAACAAAATCCCAAACTCGATTTTTCAAGTAAAGAATAATCTACCGTCTGGTAGTGAGATACGTCAATTCCTTTGATCATGTGATATTATATAATTAAAATTTTACCGTTTCTTCTTTGCCCTGAAACCATTTTTTGCCATAAACTTATCATTGCTCATACCTCTGGTAAGTTTCTTTGCCTGTTCTCTGGCCGCTGCTGACTTCCCAACCTTATTGCACTCATAAACCTCCCCATCTATCTCAATAGTTGTCCTATACCTATCCCTGACTGGCGTAAGCTGCAACTTTCGCTGGTGCTTATCCATAAAGTCCCATATTTCCAACTTCTCCAGGTACGTCATTCTGATCTTTCCCATTGACTTCCCATTACCGTTAAACTCCTCATGCAAGATATATTCATCATCTGCCGGTATAGGATTATCAATATCTTCCTGAATTAACCGCTTACGAAGCTCTACAGACGATTTAAATACTATACCTGCACATTCTATTGCCCCGTAGTCTAAATCGGCGCTTAAAACGATTTTACTACCTGAAATTTCTACTGATCGTTGTAATGAGATTGTTCCTATTTTCGTTTCCTCAGACATTGGCCTTATCTTTGAACTGCAAACATAAACAAATTTAATACAAATCAATGGAATCCTCACAAAAAATGTCTCAGAACCAGATAAAAGATTTCTGGCTCAATCGCGCCAAAGACATGGGGCTATCTCAACAAGATATCCTAAGCGATACTCCTGACATGATTCGCATGCTAACCGCAGCACAGGAATCTTACGGATCCTCTTTCTGGTCCAATAATAACCAAATCGAAGATGTCATAAATGAGTGTTTACTCCGAAAACAGAAGTAAAACATTAATAATCAACTACTTAAACACGTTAATTTCTGCGAGTTTCGGAATCCGAAATTGACGAAACTTTATTATTTAATTCTTTTTCAATTACTTATAGAGGTCTTGTTTTTTTAGTGTTTTTTTTAGGATTTGGATATATATATATTATATATTAATATAACAATAAGGTATAACTTTTAAAAATCGAAAAAATTTAACTCAGTAAAAACACCATTACGACTCCATAACTACCAATAAATAACATACTTACGAACTTTCTTCTAATTTCGGATTCCGAAACTAACGAAAAATGCACTTTTTTACAACTATATTACCGTTTACCTAACAACTATAATTATAACAAACAAAAAAAGTTGAATTATAAACCAAACATATCCAAATCCAAAAAAAAAAAATCCAAAAAAAAAATTATGCCCCGAAATATAAGCCATCACGGAAATAGACGTGGAGTGTTATCCTATATACCAGGGGGGAGCCTTCCGGAATGGAAAACCGATTTTGGCATACCGGGTACCTTGCCGGTAACCATCCCATGCGACAATGGGTATCCGACAAATCCTGTGACCTATGCCATGGTATTTGTGAACTTGACTTAACATGACATTGTGTCTAAATCTTGAATAAGTACAAATTAT